ACTCCTTCTACGACTCCTTCTACCAGCGCTAACTCGGTAGGCGGCACTGCTAGCAATGCTAGTACTGGTTTTTCAGGTGGGCAGTTTGTTAACTTAGCTAGTTTAGTTGCTCCAGGCATTAATCGTGGAATGAAAAAAATGTCCTCACCGTTTAAAACTTTTCCATCCCCATCTAAGTCGTTTTCTTCAAAACCATTTTCTTCTAGCTCTGTTGGGTCTACTAATTCTGTTGGTATTACACCTCCTACTAGAAATACAAAGTTTTAATGAAAGCATCGGTAGATAAATCAAAAAAACCTAAAGAAGAGCCAAAACCAGCTAAAACTTCAAATGTAGTTAATGTTGCTGGTCAAACCCCCGCAATAATTAATGTTGCTGGTTCTGGTATTAAATCTGGGTTTGGTCGTGAAGATCAACCTGGAGCTCGCACTAATCATAAGTACGGTGTTGACCTCAGTTACGATAGCTGGGGTAAAGCTGGCTCACCTATTACTAGCATTTATGGTAATGGCAAAGTCTCCTCTGTACAATCAAGCAATAAAGGTGCTGGTAACCAAGTAGTTATTGATTACGGCGATGCTCAAGTAGCTTATAACCATTTAAATGATTATTCAGTTAAACCTGGAGACACAGTTGACTCAAGTACAGCTTTTGGAACAATGGGTGCATCAGGTAACTCTCCTAGTGGTTCTCATATTAGCTATGAATTCCGTAAAGATGGAAAAGTAGTACCTGCAAACGTCGCTTTTCCTAACGCAGTTTTTCCTAAAGGTCAATGGGGTGGAAAAGAAGGAAGCTGGGGAGATATCACTGAATTTGATAGATCAACCGCTACTTCAAATGGTTCAAGGTCTTCATCATTTTCTACTGGTCAGTCTGGAGTTTCAGGGTTTTTAGGCCAACAAGTAAACCTTAGTGCATTAAATCAGCCTGCAATGCGGCAGACTAGAAGAGTTTCTTCTGGAGTAGGTAGAGTTTCTCGAATACAACCTCCTAAAAGTTTTTTCAGTACTACCCCAAGTACTAATACAAAAATTGGTAGTATTTAACTATGTCTGAAGTTAAAAAGTTTGGTCCGTATAAAGGTTCATCGCAAAATGGTGGAAGGCCTATTTACGTTTATAAAAAGAAAGTAAACGGTAAATGGGAAACAACTTCTAGCAATAAAGCCCGCGTTGACTATGAGGACAAGCACGGTAAATTATCTAAAGATACTGATGTTGACCATAAAGACAATGGTGGTCGTAAAGGTCACGATGGTCAAAAAAATCTTCAAGCAATGAGCCATTCAAAAAATGTCGCTAAAGAAAATAAGCGTCGTGCAGGGAAAAAGGATACTAAAAAATAATGCCTGATATAGAAACAAATGCAGCGCTTGGTATTGCTGGTAATACTCAAGGAAATATGATGGGTAGCCACAACTTCCTTGGTGGCATGGCGGTACGCGGTACACGCAACCTTCGTAGAGGCATCTCTCAAGGACGACAGTTTAAGCAAAAAGATAAACTACAAAAAGCAATGTATGAAAATGAGGCTATTTTAGCTTCTCATCGTTCAAAACTTAAGCGTGAAGAAATGGAATACGGCTCAGACTTAAAGCGCGGAGAAGCCACCCAAAACGCAGATATTCTTGATTGGCACTCTGCCCAGGCACCAGAGCATATTACTAATACAATTAAAGCTGCTCGTGAAGCTTCTGTGTACGAAGATGAAAACGGCAACCGTTTGGGAGAAATTGCTTACAAAGGACGTACTGCAGCTGGAGTTGAGACTCAAACTGGCGGATACACTCTCCCTGTCCGTAAGCCAGAAGAAAAATCACATGCACAAGGACAACAAATGCGCCAAACCTTTTTAGGTGTTTACAAAGACCCAGAAGACGAAGAAGGTAAAGAATACCCTCTTGCAAACATTCCTACCCTTACTTCAGAAAACAGCACCATTGGTGATAACGGTCAAATTACTAGTGTGGGTTGGACTAGACGCAATCCTACAAATAATAGTTTTGAAGAAAATGTTGGACCTAAAGACAATTTTGAACAGCAACAATCTGTACAGCGGCATGGCAACTAAAAAGCCTAAAGGCATTCCACAGCCTTACTCAACGTTGGAATCGCAGTCAATGCAGCGTTTTCAAATTAATGCTCGCTCTGCTAGCAACCGCGATTTCAGAGAGGCCATTACAAAGGTCACAGGGGGCATTAGAGGCGTTGTTACAGATTCTACTCAATGGGGTAGGTGGAGCCCGTGAACGCCCGTACAAAGGCCTTTACAGGGGCTGTACCAAGGTCTCTAACAATTAAAGATTCTCGTTTTGGATTACGCAAGTTTCCACAAAATAATGAGGTACCTTCGGTATTCTCATACAGTAGCCCAGGAAAAGGGCCAAACGGCGAAAGTAGCAACTAGGAGCAACAAATGGCTGAAAGTAAGAAAGACCCACGTCTAGCACGTGCAGGAGTATCAGGATTTAATAAGCCTAAGGCTACCCCTGATCACCCAAAAAAATCACACATTGTAGTAGCTAAAGAAGGCGACCAGGTTAAGACTATCCGCTTTGGTCAACAGGGCGTAAAAGGTTCTCCTGAAGGCTCTGCACGCAATGACTCATTTAAAGCACGTCACGCAAAAAATATTTCCAAAGGCAAAATGTCTGCGGCTTACTGGGCAAATAAGGTGAAATGGTAATGGCTAAAAAAGAAGTTTGGGATACTCCAGACCCATCTAAAAAAGATAAAAAACTTACTCCTAAGAAGAAGTCTGCTGCTAAAGCTGCTGCTAAAGCCGCTGGTCGTCCATACCCTAATCTGGTAGACAACATGAATGCTGCCAAGAAAAAGAAAAAGTAATGGCTGCTAAAAAAAGGGAAATTCCAGCAACTCTTAAGGTATCTGGTAAAGTTCACCGTGTCTATAAAGAAAAAGATGGTGACGTAGTTGTTAACCATGCGGGCTCTAAAAAAGAGAACGGCAAATACGACAAGATTAATTTGACCGATAAAGCTGGGGTTAAAACCGTCAAGTCTGGTGTAAAAGCTACTAAGGATTGGCATAAGAAAAATCCCCATCCAAAGGGTAAATAGTTTAGGCAGTTGCCTACTTTGTTCTAAGTTAAACTGGTATGGCTGACATCAGAGCGGTTGTAGGTCTAATATCTGTTGCTTGATACCTTTAAAGTTTGTGTAGGCCATAGTCTCCGTCAAGCACCTAATAAAACCCTTCAACCCTAAGGATGCCCCATGGCACGCGATACAGGCTCGTACACAACGAGCACCCCCCCAGTAGTAGACCCAGCGCAGCGAATTGCTGCAACTGCTACTAATAACACAACAGCAGCTGTAATTACTTACACCACGGCTTCTGCTCACAATCTTAAAGTTGGTCAGCCAGTTGTAGCTAACGGTTTTTCAAACGCTTGGCTTAACTATGACCCAGACTCAGCAACAGGTGCTGGTACTCCAGCCGTGGTTGCTTCCGTAACTAGCTCAACAGTATTTACTGTTAACATTCCAGCCGTAGTTGCTACCGCATCTTCAGCTGTTGCTGGTTTTGTAACCCAGTCTGCGCTTGTTTCAAACTCACCGTATGGTAACACCTGGTTACCAACTAGCGCTATTACTAACGTTGTAGTTGATCGAGCATGGGGCAATTCGTTCCCAATTCAGAACAATGAAGACCGTGCCGCAAACGTTGCTATCACAGCCGTTTCTGCTAATGGTAGTCAAGTTACATTCACTGTTGCTTCAGGCCACGGTCTTGTAGCAGGTCAGCGTGTATCAATTCAAGGTATTAAGTCAGGTTCTTACAACTCAGACACATACAATGGTGACAATACAATTGCTTCCACAACCTCAACTACAGTTGTATTCAATAGCACAAACACTGATGCTGTTACGTCTTTTGCTAACGGCGCTATTGTAACTCAAGCTACTATTGGTGGAGCCAAGGTAATCTCATCCGCTGTTGGCGCTGTTGCTTACGCAGGCTCAACCTCAACAACAACTGCAACTGCTGCCGCTGCTGCTACATCCCTTGCAATTACCTCAACTTCAGGTCTTGTTGTTGGTATGGGCGTTAGCGCAACTGTAGCAACTGTCCTTGCTGGAACAGTTATTACTGCAATTGGTTCAGGTACAGTTACTGTTAACCCTGCACTATCAACTTCTGTTGCATCCGCTGCTGTTATTACGTTCTCGGCTTCCACAGGAAACCAGTATGTAACTCAGCAAGCACACGGCTTAACCTCAGGTGAAAACATTGCAATTGCTGGCGCAAGCAATGGCGCTTACAATATTGCTGGTGTTGTAACTGCTGTTGATTCAAAAACCTTCTCTATAAACGCTCCGTCTTTTAAAATTACTGAGGTTTCTGGCACATCAGGCAGTGGCGCAGTTGGTGACGGAACTAACGTTCTGTACTACTCCGAAACAGCACATGGCTTAGCTTCTGGTGACAAGGTAGCTATTACTGGTATGGCTCCAGCGGGATACAACGTAGTAAACGGAACAGTTATTAGCGCTGGTTTGGCTGCAAATGCGTTTGCAATTGCTAACACTACAACTACTGCTGTAACCGCTGTTGGTCAGGTTGTTAAAAATAGTGGTACTTTCACAGGTACTGCTATTGTTGCTGGTGACAAGGCTTGGGCTTCAACCTACGCTTACCCATCAGGTCAGCTTGATCCATCCTTGGATGACCATGACCGAGTTACAAACTCAGAGCGTGGCTACCCTGGCTTCACCGAAAGCTACACAACACCTAATATCATTGGTCTTACTACCACTAACGCTATCCAAAGGATTCGCGCTGCTGGTCAGACACCTGGTTTTGTCCAGTTCTCATCTGATATTACTGCTACTACGGTTGCTACAACGGCTACAACCCTTACAGTTACTTCAGGTACCGCACACAACCTATCGGTTGGCGATACTGTTAACTTGAGCGGTTCTTCCAATACCACGCTTAACGTTGGTGACGCAGTTGTTTCCGCAGTACCAAGCACTGTTAGCTTTACGGTTTTGGCATCTGGTTGCACAGGAACTGTTGGCGCTACTGCATTGGTATTCCGTCCAAAGAACACAGTTGTTTCTGCCCAGTCTCCAGCGGCTGGCGCTACAACTGCTACTGTTGTTGGGTTTACCCGCAACTACGGCATCTAAGTACCAAAATAGAAAGGCCCCCCGCAAGGGGGGCTTTTTTATTTGCCCTTAACCCAAGCGGCTGTAACTAAAGACATTGGTTTAGGGGGTAAAATATTTCTAGTCTTACGGATGGCTCGTCTATCACTATCTACGGTACCGCCCCAAACTCCCGTAACATCGTTGTACAGCGCATACTGTAGGCACTCAACGTTAAACGGGCAAGAATTGCAAATAGACTTTGCTTGCTCTACAAGTATGCTGTAATAACGTTTGTCTTCTGAGTTGGGTCTTGTAGGCAATTCAGGAAAAAATACTTCGGGATCAGTTTTCATACAAGGTTGAGTTCCATCAAAATACGGGGCAGTAGCCATCTAGTTCTCCATAAGCTCGTGTAGTAAAAAGGTACACCAAGACGCTGACAAAAGCAAGTTGTGGCGGACAAAAAAAGCATTTTATGTAAAACTATTAGTAGTGGCTTTATTCGTACAACCTTACGGACTTGTTTTGTAACTAGTCACCCGTGGGGTACCCAATTTATGTCAACTGACACTCTTAGTTCCTTGCTTGCAATATTAATTGCAGCAATTCAAATATCAGCCATTATTTATGGCGGATTAAAATTTTTTAACAAAATTACCGCTCGTTTAGAAAAACTAGAAGAGCAATACAGGCCAAATGGCGGTTCGAGCATGAGAGATGCTGTTAACCGTATAGAACTAAAACTGAGCAAACTTGAAGGCAAGTTTGAACAGCACGTAGACGAACAATAACCTTAGGAAAGGTATAAAATGAAAAAAGTAAAAAATATCTCTACAAGAATGATTGCAGTAATAATTGCAACATCACTTGGTACAATTGGTGCTGGTTCAATTATAGGTCTTGAAACTTGGAAAACTGCGGCACTTGCTGCAATTATGGCAGTAGCCGTAGTGGCTGAAGACCTGGCGCGGGCCTTCCTTAAAGATGGCAATCTAACTGATTCTGAGATTAATTCAGCGTTTTCTAAAATTAAAGATGAAGAAGTAGCCGCAGTATCTATAGCAGAACTTGCTGAAAAAGCTGAAGAGATTCTTTACGATGAAGATGGCACTACAATCACTCCAGACCACCACCTTAGCTAATACTAGGCTTAGGGCGCCCTATGGGGCGCCCTTTTGCTATTCTTAGACTATGCACGTAATTAGAACAATTCAAACGTTTCAGGGTCACCCAGTGCCTAGTACGGTACATAACCCGCGAGGTCCGTTTCCCGCTGAGTTGTTTATGCAGGGACCTATTAATTACGAGTATGAACAAGCGTTTGGCGAAGACGGAGAAAACTTCCCTATGGGAGCCACCGCTCAAAACAACTTTGAACCCCTTAAATGGTACAGATGTTACGATTGCCATGAGCGGGTGCGAGAAGACGAACTAGACCTTCACGAGTGTGATATTTAATGGTTGCAGACCCAGATGATTTACGAAGGACCTTAAACCCTACTAAAGCCGAGTCTAAATACGACGCTTTTATTGAAGGCATTAGGGACGATCCAAACACATATGAAGATGAGCGCCGTGCTTATGAAGACTTTGAAGTAAGAACTCCAAATACAGCTAGAAATGGAACTGTGTGGGCCCCTCAGTCAAATCAAACTTCTACTACAAATCCTGAACGCCCAAGAACAAGAACTGCTGGGTATGACTCAAAAAACTTTATTCTTACCGTTCAGTTTAGAGACGGAACCGTGTGGAATTACTACGATGTAAACCCTAGACTGTGGGATGACTTTAGAGATTCTGCTTCTAAACACGAGTTTATTGAAAATGGTCCTCTTTCTGGTTGGCCTGATGATAGTATGGGACCTGCTTCTATTAGTTCTAGGCAAAGTGCTGCGTATAAAGGCTTATCTAAAATAGCAGAAAAAACTCAGCGCAAAACTTATGTGCCTGGATACAGTAGTAGAAATACCCCTTTTGGAGGAAAACTTTAATGAATTTAATTGGACCACTATATGGACAAATAATTAAATACCCACATAGGGATGCCCTGCCAGTTTTTGAAAAAGGTTGGACTCACGAAATTGAAGAGCCTTACCGTAGAGGCAGTTGCCTAGTATTTCGTGTACCATTTACTAAGCCAGGATTTGTCATAGGAAAATGGGCTGAATCTCAAACTGAAAATGAGGCCCTTACTGCGGCAATTTGGGGCAGGAAATTAGACGTACCACTAGAGGAGTTATTGGAATGGGACTAAAATTTTGGGTTAAAAAAGAAAACTGGGACAAACCTTTTTCTGAGAAAGTAGCCAATAGAGTAGCGAAGTTAGCTACCGCGGACTTGTACCTATGGACAGAACAGGCTATTTCAGAGACTAACCGAGCACTTGGCAGGTATCAAAAAAACCCTAACGATGTAGTTAGTTTACAAGATTTATCTTTAGGTGCTGAAGCTATACATGCTTTGGCATCTGAAATAAATAAGCGCTCTATGCTATAGTAGTAAAGCCTCACTTCTTTACCTCTCCTAAGGTGGCAACTGAGCTCTAGCGTGTTTCTTCCTCCTTTCTTACACGCTAGAGCTCTTTCATTCCTGTATCCTTTATTTATCGGTTTTATTAGTTTGGAAGATACATGAGCGAAACTCAACACCTCTTTTACGAAGAGGGTTCAGAAGAAGAAGAAGAAGAATTCCTTGATGGAATAGGCACTGAAGACCCATCCGATGAAGAAGAGCTGGATGAGTTATCCAAAGAGTTTGTAAATAAACTTATTGATAACATGCTTGAATTCATGGACGCTCTTGTAGGGCACTCTTTACACCCTTACCAGCTTCCTTTAGCGCGTCGTATTATGGAATCGGTAATTATTAATGATGGCGAAGAGGTTACCGCCCTTGCGGCTCGCCAGTCTGGAAAATCAGAAACCATTGCTAACACAGTAGCCACATTAATGGTTTTACTTCCACGTCTTGCTCAAATGTATCCTGACTTACTCGGTCAGTTTAAACACGGTATATGGATTGGTATGTTCGCTCCCGTTGAGGGCCAGGTAGAAACTTTGTTTGGTAGAACTGTAAATCGCCTTACATCTGAAAGGGCCCAAGAAATATTAGGTGACCCAGAAATTGACGACTCTCTTGGAAAAGTCCCAGGCATTACGCGCCAAATCAAACTTAAAAACTCTGGCAGTAGCCTTATGATGATGACCGCCAACCCCCGCGCCAAAATTGAATCCAAGTCATTTCACCTTATTGTTATTGATGAGTGCCAGGGCGCAGACGACTTTATTGTTTCAAAATCTATTAGCCCTATGCTTGCGTACTACTCGGGAACTATGGTTAAGACTGGAACACCTACTAATGTTAAGAATAACTTTTATCGGTCCATTCAGTTAAATAAAAGACGACAGACCAACCGTGGGAAACGCCAAAATCATTTTCAATGGGACTGGCGAGACGTGTCTAAAGTTAACCCTAAATACGATAAGTTCGTTCGTAAAGAAATGTTGCGCATTGGTGAAGACTCTGATGAGTTCCAGATGTCTTACAACTGCAAGTGGATGCTTGAAAAAGGTATGTTCGTTACGTCCACTATTATGGATGAGCTTGGAGATACCAGCCAAGAAGTAGTACGTGCTTGGCACCGTACTCCTGTAGTTGTTGGTATTGACCCTGCTCGAAAGATGGACAGTACAGTAGTTACCGTTGTCTGGGTTGATTGGGACCGACCTGATGAATTTGGTTACTACGATCATCGCGTACTTAACTGGATGGAAATTCAAGGTGATGACTGGGAAGACCAGTACTTCCAGATTGTAAACTTCCTTGCCAACTACAATGTGTTAATTGTTGGAGTTGACGCAAACGGTGTAGGTGACGCAGTGGCCCAGCGTCTTAAACTTCTTTTACCAAGAGCAGAAGTTGTTCCTTTAAGCAGTAGCCAGTCTGAGCAGTCTAAACGTTGGAAGCATCTTAAGGCTCTTATTGACCGTCGTATGATTGGATTTCCAGCACACGCTAAGACTCGTAGATTGCGTACCTATAAGCGTTTTTACCAGCAAATGACTGATTTAGAGACTAAATTTCAAGGCCCTAACTTTACGGCGCAAGCTCCAGACGAAGCTCATGCACATGATGATTTTGCTGATTCTTTAGCCATTGCGTGCTGTCTAACACTAGATATGACCATGCCAGAAGCAGAAGTTTCGTCTTCACCATTTTTCTCTAGGTAGTTTGAGTTTACTCTGACTAAAGCCTCATTAACAGGGATAATTTTTAGTGAGGTACCTCAACCTTAACTTTAAGGAGATTCTCCAAATGTCAATGAACATCGCACCTACGCCTCAGTTCCCTGAGCGTCCAGGTACTGTATACGACCGTACCGTAAGCCCTGCCTTTCCAGGACAGCGCGGACCACTTCGTTTTGAAGAAGGTTTAGCTACGGATACTGACGTTCCTATGGAATTCACTAAGGGAGCTATGCAGGGATACATTCCTGCCCCTGGTCGACCAAACCATAACCAGAACGTTTTCGAAAAATACCCTGAAGAAACAATGCGCGAGCGTGCTCACGTTGGCTCGGCAGCCTGGGTGGAAGCCCCAACCGTTCTACAAGATTTTGCAAGCAATGCTTTTGCAGATCATGGTCAGAACGTGTTTGAGGAAGTATTCCGTGATGGTGGGCACCAGTTCCGCTTAAACCCATCTGTCGTTCAGGACTAATCCCGCTACCTGGGAATTGCCCCCTGCCCACAAGGCGGGGGGCACTTAGGATTTCTTATGGCTCTTATTCAAGGTAAATCGGTTCAAGAAGGACCGAAACAACTTCCTGCCAACCCTAAGTTGTGGAACATGTATGTTGCACAGGCTAAATCGCGATTTCGTGTTTACCCATCACCTGCTTCTGCTCACTGGGTTCATTCACACTACGCGCAAGTGGGTGGAAAGTTTGTTGATAAGGCAAGTCAAATTGACCCACGGTTTAGAGATTACGTGCAAGAACGCATGGATGCTCAGATTGCGGCAAAAAAAGAAAAAGTTACCAAAAATGTTGGTCGCGGAAATATTCGCGGAGAACGTTATCGTTAATAGTATGCTAGTATTTGTTAGATTAGAATTGAGGTAATTAGGTGAGTATTGACTTTTCTCCCCCGTCATATCGGGCGGCGTCATCTGACCTTACCATTTCAATTTCCCCTCTTGGTCTTGTAGAACTTGCAGACGAAGAGTTTGAGGTCCACGGTCCTCGTCTAAACCGTTACTCCCTAAACTGGGCTATGTATCTAGGCCATCATGCTTCTTACCGCCGTCAAGCGGGAGAGACCCAGATGGTGTTTAACTACTATCGAGCTTTTACTGATTACATCATTAACTTTTCGTTTAGCCACGGTTGCCACTTCCGTAGCCCTAAGCAAACTGAGGGAATTGTTCCTGATTTGCTTGAGCGCGTGTGGTCGCAAGATAATGATAAAGGCACTGTTCTTTGGGAAATGGGCCAACAGGGCGCAGTCTCAGGCGATTGCTTTGTTAAAGTTGCTTATGAAGAAGCCTACGAAGATTCCGTAGGACGTATGCATGCTGGTAAAGTCCGCATTCTTCCCCTTAACGCCTCTTTTGCTTTCCCCGAGTTTCACCCGCATGACCGCGAGCGACTCATTCGTTTCAAGCTAAAGTACCGTTTTTGGGGCACCTCGCTTGAAGGAACTCGGCAGGTCTTTACATATACTGAAATCCTTACCGATGACATTATTGAGGAATACATTAACGATGAACTTATTGATTCACGCCCAAACCCACTTGGAACCATTCCAGTTATTCACATTCCTAATGTTCGGGTTTCTGGTTCCCCTTGGGGGCTTTCTGATTGCCATGACATCATTCCTATTAACCGCACCTACAATGAAGTTTCGACAGATATTGCAGATATCGTTAATTATCATGCTGCTCCTGTTACTGTCATCATCGGAGCCAAGGCTAACCAGCTAGAAAAAGGCGCTAATAAAGTTTGGGGCGGTCTTCCTAAAGATGCTCGCGTAGAAAACCTTGAGGGTGGCGCGCAAGGTCTAAAGGGCGCTATGGAATTCCTAGCCCTTATGAAAAAGTCCATGCATGAACTTACTGGTGTTCCAGAAACTGCTTTGGGTATGGCGCAACCTATTTCTAACACTTCTGGCGTCGCACTTTCTATTCAATTCCAACCTTTAATGAATAAATGGAATCAAAAGATTACCCAGTACTCCCGTGGCATTCAGCGTATTAATGAACTTATTATCTTAAACCTTGCTATTAAAGAGCCTGAAACCATGATGTGGAACCCTCTACTTGAGGGTGGCCTTGCTCAAGGTGAAGCCCAAGTGCTTGATATTAACGATCCATTAACTTACCAAAACTTTGTGCATTTCTTGCCACCATTGCCTTTGGATAAGCTAATTGTGCTTAACGAAGTTCAGACCAAAATGTCCTTGGGTCTGGAATCGAAGGCTGGCGCTCTTCGTGCCCTTGGTGAAGAATTCCCATACGAGAAGCTAGATGAGATTCGCGTTGAACTTCTGGCTGATGCTAAGGCTGACGGAGCCGTCAAACTGGTACAAACCCAGATTGAAAACACCATTGCTGAACTTACTGGCATGCTTTCTGGTGGCCTTGGTGGTCAACCAGTTCCTATGGCTCCTGGACAACCAGGTGGGCCTCCAGCAGGAAAAGAAGGCGAAGGATTACCTCCAATGCCTATGCCAATTATTGACCAAGCAACTATGGCGTCTGAGCAGGCTGAACAGCAGCTCCGCATTGACTTGGTAACAAGAGCTTACGGTACTACTCTGCCAAACAGAAGAGCACCGTCGGGCGAAGGAAATGATAGATATTAAAGGGTTTAGTAAGACAAACCCTGTTCTTCGTACAAAAATGAATATATAAACAATTGTTCGGTCATACGTGATACGGGGCTTGCCCCATTTGGATAACGACCCAGAGAATACCTAAGGAAATAGTATGGAAACATCTGTAAATGCAGATATGGAAGCTTTTACCGCTGAAGCGGAAGCGGTTTCTAATGTCGCACCTCCAGTAGCAGCAACAACGGGCGTTGACGCACCCGCTGCTACCTCAGAAACAAGGTCAAAATTCTACACTGAAGATGATTTGGCTAAAGTTCGAAGTCAAGAAAAAGAAAAGCTCTACCCTCAGATTGATAAGCTCAAAGAAGAACTTGACCTTATTAAGCGCGATCGTGAAACAGAACTTGCTGCAAAGCAAGCTGAAGCGGATGCAAAAGCGGCTGAAAAGAAGCTAAAAGCTGAGGAAGAACTTGAAGTCCGTGACCTTCTAAAGGTTAAGGAACAAGAACTAATGGAGCAGTTGGACCGTGAGCGCCAAGAGCGCGAACGAGCTTTTGCTCTTCTGGATCGTGAAAGAGCATTCACAGAGTTAACTAACTACCGCAGTCAGCGCGTCGAACAAGAGCGGGATAACATTATTCCTGAACTTGTAGATTTGATTGACGGCAACACGCAAGAAGAAATTGAACAAAGTATCGCGGGACTAAAAGACCGCTCGTCCCGTATCCTTGAATCAGCACAGCAAGCAATGCAGGCTGCTCGCAGGGATATGACTGGGACGAGGGTAACCACGCCCCCAGATGCTGGACCTATGGACGTCAATACGGGCACTAGACAATTTACGGCTGAAGATATTTCAGCCATGTCGTTGAATGATTACGCAAAATACAGAAGCCAACTATTGAGCCCAGAAGCTCAAGGTCGGTCAAAGGGCTTGTTCGGTTAATACCACCCATAAACCCATAAACAACAAACAAGGAGTCCATTCGTGGCTAGCGCACTAACGGGAACAGGCAACCTCGCCGCATCCCCAACAGCCTATTCAGGCACAAACAGCCAACTGACTCAAGCAATCCAGCAAATCTGGTCGAAGGAAATTCTCTTCCAGGCTATGCCGATTCTACGCTTTGAGCAGTTCGCAGTAAAGAAGACAGAACTAGGTGTTGCACCTGGTCTTCAGATCAATTTCATGAGATACAACAACCTTGGCTTTGCACAGCCATTGGTTGAAGGTGTCCGCATGACTACAAATGCTTTGACTGCACAGCAGTTCAGCATCACCGTTTCAGAGCATGGCTATGCACTTGCTGTATCTGAACTTCTGCTTAATGCTTCTTTTGATGATGTTATGGCTTCTGCCTCACGTCTTCTAGGTCGCAACATGGCAATCTACCTAGACCAGATTTCCCGCGATACACTTTACGGTGCTACCTCGGTAATCTACGGTTACGACCGTACTGGCCTACAGGCAGTTAATAACTGGTACGACAAGGGTACTAAGGGCTCCAGCCGCGCAACAATGACTGGTAACTTCTCCCTAACAACCGCAACCGTTAAGGACGCAGTTGAGACCCTAGCAACCAAGAATATCCCACGTTTGGGCGAAACTTACGTTGCATTCGTACACCCTCACCAGAGCCGTGCTCTTCGTGATAACGCTGAATTCATTGAAGTATCGAAGTATGCCGCTCCTGGTAACTTCATGCTTGGTGAAATCGGTCGTTTGTTCGACACCGTGTTCATTGAAACCACACAGGTTCTCAAGGTTCCAGGTGGAGCAGGCACTTCCTACTCCGCTGACACTGCAGTTTCAACTCCTGTTGTTTCTGCTGGTGGCGGTTACACAACCCCTAACACATTCACTGGCAACGGTTCAGCTGACCGCTACAGCGCTATCTTCATTGGAGACAACGCTTTTGGTCATGCTATCTCGCTTCCTGTTGAATTGCGTGACGGTGGTATCCTAGACTTCGGTCGTGAGCATGCATTAGCATGGTACTCGATCTTTGGTCTTGGTCTTATCACTGATCAAGCAATTGTGGTTGCAGAAACCAACTAGTAAGACCCCTTGAGGGGGGCCTTCGGGCCCCCCTCTTCTTTTAACAGACACTAACATTGGAGAAAACAATCATGGCAACAGCAAAAGCAAAGCCTACCGACGCAACTGGTCGTCAGCGTGAAAAGCAGCAAGCAGAGTTTGCTGAACAACAGCAAGAAGCCGCAGCCAACATGGCTATGGCAACTGCGCAAAAAGCAATAGCGCTAGATACCGAAATTATTGATGCAACCAAGCCAACTCAGGTAGCAACCGTCGTAGTTGACGAAGCAACCGTAGTAGCTAAGGGTGACGACACTGTCACCATTCGCGTTGTTGAAACTATTGAAAACATGACTTTTGGAGCGGGAAATATGTTCACGTTCGTAGCAGGTCAGAAGTACCAAGTTCAAAGAGACTTGGCTCGCCACCTTGAAGAAAAAGGTTACTTAGCTGGAGTTATCTAGCAAGTGTCGGAGGTAGCGGGCTGCGGCCCGCTATTTCTGTTTTAAGCAGTAATTGCTTATGAAATAGGGCATTATTTATTAGAGTGTAAATTACCAAGGGAGCGTTTGTGGCAGTCCTTTCTGACCTATTGGCTAAAGTTCGCGTAGAACTTGGGGATAACGCAACTCAGTTCACCACTAACTTAACTGGTGACGGCTCCAATAAAGATTTTAATTTAAATGTTAAACCTGTAGATGCTACTTACCTTGTTGTTACCGTAAACGGCGTAGCTCAGGCCAACCCTACAAACTTTACTGTTGAAGAGCGCCTTGGGGTGCTTCATTTTAATACAGCCTCAACAACCAAGACTGGTTCTGGCGGTGGAGCTGGAACTAGCAGTTTTACCGTAACTTCTACAACAGACATTGTTGTAGGTATGTCGGCAACTGGTACAGGCATTGCCTCAACCGCCATGGTGTCCTCTATTACAGGAACTAACACAGTAAACGTGTCAGTAGTTAATACTGCAGCAGTTTCTGGAACGGTTACATTTACTCAAACACCAAAAAGTGGGGCCCCAATTGTGGTCACAGGGCTACATTACCGATATTTTACCAGCGATGAACTAACTGAGTTCCTCAATACAGCCGTTCTGCAGCACACAGACAACCGTACAGATGCTTATGGTAGTAATATAACCATTTCGTCTATTCCACCCGTAGAAGAGTACCCTGTGGCTATATTAACCACTGTAGAGGCTTTATGGGCTCTTGCTACAGATGCTGCATTTGACATTAACATTACTGCCCCTGATGGGGTTATGATTCCTCGTACTCAACGCTTTGCTCAGTTGTCTAACATTATTAATGGTCGTAAAGAACAGTATCGAGAGCTTTGCGCCGCACTTAACGTTGGTCTATGGCGTATTGAGATAGGTATTCTTCGCCGCATTTCTCGCACTACTAACAAGTTAGTACCTGTTTACATGCCTCAAGAAATAGACGACAGCACCAAGCCAGAGCGTGTTTACATGGAAAACAACCTAAAGGGTCGCACACCACTACCAAGCACCGTTGGCGTTTACGACATTGTGCTTACCCAAGGTGATACCTGGAGCACTAACTTTGATTTCCCACTTGATCTTACGGGCTACCTTGTTAAGGCTCAAGCTCGAACTTACCCAGAGTCCCCAATTCTTGCCGCAGAGTTTACCGTAACTACTGTTACCGCAACAACTGGAATAGTTACTTTAAGCTTAACCTCAGACCAAACTCAAGACCTACCGCTTAAATCTTTTTGGGATGTTCAGGTTTATAACAGCGCAGGAACGTTTAATCAAACTTATGTAAGAGGTTTAGTGTTTGCTAACCGTGCGGTTACGGAGGAATAATGACTGATGTTATTGTTACCCCAATTCCTGTTAATACCGTTATTGTAAGTCCTCCAGTAGGCAGCACTAGTGCTACCACTGTTGTAGATGTAGGCGATGCTGTTACTGGTCCACAAGGTCCTGCTGGCCCAACTGGAAACACTGGTCCTACTGGACCTACTGGTGCCACTGGTCCTACAGGGCCAACAGGTCCAACTGGACCAATTGGAAATACAGGCCTTACTGGTAGCACTGGTGCAACAGGACCATCTGGTCCGACAGGAGACCCTGGCATACAAGGTGTACAAGGAGTGCAAGGCTCCCAAGGAATACAAGGACCAACGGGTCCAACAGGAGATACTGGACCAACTGGTCCAACTGGTAGCACTGGTTCGACTGGTGCAACAGGTTCTACTGGTGCAACAGGTTCAACTGGCGCTACAGGCTCTACAGGTCCAACTGGAAATACTGGCCCAACTGGCCCAACTGGTGATGCAGGACCTACGGGTCCCACTGGACCAACTGGTCCACAAGGCGTACAAGGTATTCAAGGTGTACAGGGTACAGTTGGTTCTACTGGTCCTACTGGATCAACGGGTGGGACTGGCCCAACAGGCCCAACAGGCCCAACAGGTTCAACTGGGCCAACTGGTCCTACTGGTCTAACTGGTGCTACGGGCCCAACTGGATCGCAAGGCGAACAAGGCATTACGGGTCCTACTGGTAGCACTGGTGCTACTGGCGCAACGGGATCAACTGGTGCGACAGGGGCAACAGGCGTTACTGGTTCCACAGGGGCTACGGGTAGTACGGGACCAACAGGACCTACGGGTGCGACAGGTCCTACGGGACCGCAAGGTTCATTTGGCGGCGCAACTTTTGAATATGAGTTTGATGATGGAATTACCGACCCAACTACTATTGGCGATGGAATTTTTAGATTAAATAATGCTACTCCTTCTTTAGCAGACACTCTATACATCTCATTTCTTGACACTAACAACGTAAACATTTTTAGTTTCTTACAGACTATTGATGACTCAACTTCTCAAATCAAGGGTATTTTCAAACTAACTAAAAAGACAGACAACAACGAGTTTGCATTCTTTGACATTACTGGAAGTCACACTCACGATGCAGATCACTATAACGTCCCAATTGCCTTTGTTAGTGGTAACTCATTTACGCCCGCCGACACCGAAGAGTTCTATATAACATTTCAGCGTACTGGTGATATCGGTGATCAAGGCCCAACTGGTCCGACAGGTTCAACAGGCGCTACGGGGTCAACGGGACCAACAGGTCCAACTGGAGCTACAGGTAATGCTGGACCTACAGGACCTACTGGACCTACTGGACCTACTGGTCCTACGGGTGAAACAGGGGCAACAGGTTCTATTGGTGCCACTGGAGCAACTGGAGCAACAGGTGCTACTGGAGCAACTGGAAATACTGGTGCTACTGGACCAACAGGACCTACGGGTCCAACTGGACCAACTGGAGCTACAGGTAATGCTGGACCTACAGGTCCACAGGGTGTACAAGGTATCCAAGGTGTTGCTGGTCCTGTCGGTCCTACTGGTGCTACAGGTACTAATGGAGCAGTTGGAGCAACTGGACCTACAGGTCCAACGGGTGCAACAGGCACTAACGGCACTAACGGCACTAATGGTACTAACGGAGCAACAGGTGCTACAGGTGCCACAGGGTCTACGGGTAGTACGGGAGCCACGGGTGCTACAGGTGAACAAGGTAAAAAGGCTGGAGTTCTTTACAACTACTCTACAACTACATCTGCACCACCTTCCAGCGGTCAAGTTATGTTTAACTCAACTACTGCTGCTAGCATTACAACTGTTTGGATACATGACAACAATCAAGACTCTAATAATTTTAGTGCCTACATACTTGCTATCCCCGTTGGGTCAACTTTTTCTGTAACTCAAAATCTTAACGCATCCGTACATCAAGTATTTTTTACGGTAAATAGTATTACTGATTCTGGAACTTATGTTACTTATGGTGTTACATACCTATCTGGAAGCGTTGGTTTTGGTAATGGTAATGCTGTTGCACTTAACTTTGGATTAAAAGGTGCTACAGGTGCTACAGGAGTTACTGGTGCTACAGGAGCCACAGGTCCGACTGGACCAACTCCAACAAATTATGTTGCTTCATTTAATGGAGTAACTGGTGCTATTACTGGTGTTAATTCAGTTAATGGTTCTACAGGAACTGTAACTGGTTTAGCTCCAACTGCTAGTCCTACATTTACTGGAAATGTAGATGTAACTCTTGTCAGTAATAGTGGTCTTGTTACAATAGAAACATCTTCTGGTAATGGATTTGATTTTGCAGTTGCGGATGTGGCTGCCAATGTATGTCTGATTACTCCAATAGTTGCTGGAGTAAGACAAACCAGTAATCAATTATATTTTAACGACACAGATGACCAATGGGTAGTTGAAGGAAACCTCAGAGTTATGTCACAAATAAAGGCAGTTGAATCAAACTTTGCTAGAGGTGCATCTGTGACCATCACACCCGTTGCTAATGCCGCAACTTCTGGAAATGTATCGTGGGGTTTGACTATGCCATCAACACCCTTTGTAACTGTATCTGCAAACTCCTCGGCTACTACGGTTAAAAATGTGCAATGGTCGTCTAACACAACTACTGGCTGTACAATTTGGATTGTCAGAGAAAATACAACGGCAACGACTTGCCACGCAATAGCGTTATCTAGTTAAGGATTTTAATGATTAAAAATTATATTGTTACCTGTAAAACTTCTGGGTGTATTGCAGAAAATGTGGCGCTTCCCCAGACACTAGACCCGTACTCATACATTGACCCAGAAACAGCTGAACAGATTATTATTCCAGATGAGAATGGCAACCCTATTTACGATTGCTACTGTGGTCCATGTGGAACTCTTATTGCAGATTTAGTTGAGGTTACTGAGTAATGGCTTGTCGTACAGGATGTCCAACACAAGACTGTGAGTCCTATGCAGATTGTTGCAAAGGTGTAGCGATTAATAAGTCCTCACTACGACCATAGTTTAGTGTGTTAAAGTTAAAGCATGGTTAAGATTGCAGTTTATGCAATAGCTAAAAATGAAGCTAAGCATGTTAAACAGTGGGTAGATGCTACCCAAGGTGCCGATGTCCGAATTGTTCTAGATACTGGGTCAGAAGACAGCACTTATAATTTACTTGTACAACATGACGTAGAAACCCACAGCGCCACGCTAAACGATTTTAGGTTTGACGTGGCTAGGAACATGGCACTTGACCTTGTACCTGCTGACGTGGATGTGTGTGTCTCTCTAGATATGGATGAGATTCCAGACCCAGACTTCTTTGACCAGATACGAGAGCACTGGAAGCCAGATACAACTCGCGCTTGGGTAAAGTATTTATGGGACCCAACTACAAAAAACATTTGGAATAACAATATCCGAGTACATGCTAGGAACGGGTACACCTGGAATTATCCTTGTCACGAAATTATTGAGGCTGAAGGCTTAGAAAATATAATAACAATAGACACTTTAATTACTCACAGGCCAGACAATACCAAACCACGTAGTAGTTATCTGCCACTATTAGAGCTTGGTCACAGCGAAGACCCAGCCGACCACCGCATGATTGTTTATTTAGCCCGTGAGTATTACTTCAATGGTATGTGGCAAGAAGTTATTGATGTTGGTAAAAAGTTGGAGTACATTCCTGGTTGGAATGTTGAAAGAGCTCAAACCTGGCGTCTTATAGGAGAAGCCTATTGCAAATTAGGTAATGACCGAGAAGGTCTCTACTGGTATCAACGTAACGTTGAGGAAGCACCAGAAGACTTAGAGGCTTGGATGCCCCTGGCTTTCTACTACTACGAACGTAAGATGTGGAACCATTGCTACCAAGCAGCTATTAAAGTAGAAGAACTTTCCCTTGCATTACACGAACACTATATAACTGACCAGTCAATGCCGTGGAAAATGTACGATTTATTATCTATTGCGTGTTGGAGTTTAGGTAAAAAAGAATTTGCCAAAAAGTATGCACATAGAGCAGTTGAACTTAATCCAGAGAATGAACGCCTAATTAAGAACTATGAGTTTATTAATAAACATCCTGCGTAAAAGCATAAATCTAGCTTCGGCTACTAAGGCTAGATTACGCAGACTATGGCAAGCGGTCAGTCTCTGCCCGTATTAATATAGATAAGAGTAGTTTGAGGCCTTAATGAGTAGAGCATTTACACCTGGCGGTAGGTTTGATACCGACTTTGAGCATTCCGAAATCCACGATGCCATAACCAAAGATTTAACTAACCCAGTAGGTACTGAGGTTTTGTGGTATAGATTTAACTCTGCGGCTACCGTAGTTGACCCAATTTATGATGTTGGCAGTAGTGCTGGCGTAGGTCGCCAATGGTATGACGCGGTCACTATTCCTGTTATCAGGTCAGTTATTAAGCACGGTACTGTAGAGCATAGCCATGAGGGTTTCTACAACGCTGACTCTTTGCACATTACTATTGATAAATCTGAGCTTTCTAGGCTATTACCTACGGTGTTTAACAACCCTGATCCATTAAACCGTGACCGTATTATCTGGCAAGACCAGGTTTACCGACCACTTTTGTCACAGCTACGTGGTATCGTATTAGAGAAGTTTACCGTGGTCTCTCTGGATTGTCGTCAGATTATGCCTGAAGAAATGGTTAACGACTCACAATTTCAAGCTTACGCAAACTAGGAGTTAAAATGCCTACAATTCAAGAAATGCTTAAAAGCGGTATGACAATAGCTCAGGCTAAAGATGCATACAAAGCAGCTCGCGGAATTACTACGGAAACAGAGGAATCATAATGTGCGCAACCTGTGGCTGTGGAGCCCCAAAGAACAAGCACGGTGAAAAAACCCTAGCCGCTGCTAATAAAAAATTTGCTAAGAAAACTACTACTAAGAAAGCTGGTAAATAACCATGGCTGCTCCAAAAAAAGATGACAAGAAGCAAGATGCTAAGGCAATGAAGGGCATGACCCCAGCTCAAAAAGCTAAGTTCGCTAAAGAAGATAAGAAGATGGACAAGAAGCCTATGTCTCGTAAAGAAGACGTAAAGAAAGATACCGCTCTTGCCAAAAAAATTAAGGGCAAGAAGTAATGGCTTATAATCACGTTAATATTACTGTGGGTACAACTCCTACGGTTCTTGTAACTATCCCAGAGGGTAACCCTTACACTGCGGTTACTATTCAGAATAACCACAGCGCTGCTTTGTTTCTTGGAGACAGTACTCTAACCGCTACTACTACAGGAGCTACTTCTGGGTTTAGTATTGCCGCTGCTGGAGCTGTTACTGTTTGGCTACACTCAGGGTCTGTTCTTTACGGAATTGTAGCTACTTCTGCTACTGCTACTGGTGTGGTTAAGGCCATTTACTCAACGGTTGTCTAATGGCTAAAACAGAAGGCTATTTCGATACCAACCCCTACCGTAATTCTAGCTGCCCATCTTGTAGTAAAAGACGGAATAGCTTTGGCAAGTGCACAGACGATAGTTGCAGTAAAGACTACGTAAAGGCTTCCTGCGGTGGTTGCGGTCGGGATAAGATGCAGTCTTACCATAAAGCGGACTCTACTTTTCCTAAGCCAGACTTGGACAAAAGGCCGTGTAGGACCTGTAACTCAAAAGAAGTTGAGTATAACTAAGATTGATTTAGCGGGCGAAAGCCCGCTTTTTCATTTATCCTTGTAATAGTTCCACTGCAGGAACTAAAAAGAACTCTTGCTAATACCCTGCTACTCCTCCTAGGAGATTTTGAAAAATGGCTAACAATAGAATGTCAGAGCCTTCTAACTATGACTTTTTGCATGGTGCTCTGTTCTCTGATCCATACGCAGGACAGTTAGCTGGATTTCTTTTTGGGTATTACTTGAGGCGGAACGGATAATGGCATCCGCCGAAGAATATATTAAAAACTCTTTAAAAACCCTAGCAGCAGACTTTACTAAAAACGTGCGTTCTGCAGCAAAGACTAAGGGCTGGGACCCAAAAGTTGCTGATAGCATTGTTGTTTCTGAAAATTTAGAAATTCAAATTCCAGAAGAATTAAAAGAACAAGCTTTTAACTTAGAGTACGGATTTGAGCGCCAACCTCCTAAACCTGTACTAAGAGACCTTTCTTACGACTCTAAAGAAGATATTAGTAAGGCTGTGTATAAAGGAGTATCTGACTTCTTTACTGCGGCAAAGGTGATCAAATGACTTTTGTTTTAGCTGAAGATTCCGCTTTAAAAACACATCTATCAGGCATTACTGTATCTGACGAAAAAAACAATAACCGCTCAGTAGGTGTCTGGTTTGGTTACCCTGATGTAGAAGTTAGAACCCAAAATTACCCTTTTATTACTATTGATTTGCTTAATGTAAGACAAGCTCCAGAACGTCAAACTTCTGGATGGGTAGTGGATAGTGACCGACAAGGCACTGTAGCCGTTCAAAACGGGCAATTTTATGAGTACGAAATTCCTGTAGCTTACGATTTAATTTATCAAGTAACCTCGTATGCCCGCCATCCTAGGCACGATCGCGCTATAATTTTTCAGTTAAACCAAAAGTTTCCAGGTCTTAGAGGTCGGCTAGCTGTCCCCAACGACGTGGCTACAGAAACCGCTTACCGTCATATGTTCCTAGAAGGCGTCGTAAAAGCAGACGCTGCTACGGGAGAAAATGGTAATAAGCGACTTCTGCGAAATGTCTATACAGTTCGCGTAGTAAGTGAAATGACCCCAGCTGGTGCGGCAACCGCTATACCAGACGTAGACACTGTAAGTATAAATAAAAACTCAAGTGGTTGGGTCGAAGCAACGGTCCCCGATGATAAATATACGGTCTAAAAATTTAATTAACCCTTTTAAGGAGAGATAATGGCTACTTATAATAAGCCTGGTGTGTACGTTGAAGAGACTCTTACGCCTAATTTGCCCGTGGTTCAAACTGAAGCGTCTTCAGTTGCTGCCTTTATTGGCGTTGCAGATCGCGGACCAACTGCGGTTGTAAGTGGCGCAGTTCTTGCTACCCCTACTTTAGTTACAAATTTTTCTGATTTTACCCGTCAGTTTAGTTTTGATAATGTTGTAAACACGTTTAGCGGAGCTAACGTTGGAACAAGTGCAGAAGACTTAAAGTATGCTGTAAAAACATTCTTTGATAATGGTGGTGGGCAAGCTTACATTGTACGCGCTGTTAATACCGACGCTGTAAAAGCGACTGCCGTGCTTCGTAATAGTAACTCTCAAACCGTACAAGCTGTAGCGTGGTCTTTTGACGGAACTACAAATATCGCTAGTAATAAACTAACTATTACTGCTACTAGTGGTACTCCTTTTGCTTCTTTTGAAGCGGGTAGACTGGTTAATTTTGCTGGTGTTACTGCTACAAACTACACTTTCTTAAATAGCTCTACTTGGGTAGTTTCTGCTGTTGAGTCAAGCGGTGCTGGGCTTTCTGTTGCATGGAAAAATGCATCTCCAGTTACAGCTGTTTCACAGACTACTGGTGTAACTGTTAGTGGTGGAGCGCCTAGCTCTGTAGCTACGCTTACCGCAACAGCAAAAGATCACGGAGCCTGGGCAGGCAACGGTTCGGATAATAAATCTATCTGGGTTGGTGTTGAGCCAGACAGCACTGAAAACTTATTTAATTTATCAGTTTATTACAGCACTACTGCTACTACATCTACTGAACTTACCGCCACTAACAGGGTTGAGCGGTTTACTAGTTTAAGCATGGATTCAACAAACGCTCGTTATTTTGTAAATATTATTGGAAGCAACTCTAATTGGATTACGGTATCAGATAATGCAGCGGCTACTACTGGACGGTACGACCTTCCAGCATTTACTGGCTACTGGGGAACTGCAACTACGTCTGCAAATATTAGCGGAGTAGACGGTTCGTTTGTTTGGAATACCGCAAGTTTTAGTACAGCAACTTTGTCTGCTGCAAAACTTGGAAAAACAGGTACAACCGTTGTTACTCTTGCAGGAGTTGCTGGTTCTGACGGTTCAACTGCGCCTACTTTATCTTCTCAAGTACTTGCTAGATTAGACGCTGTTTCTTCTCCACTTATTTTAAACTACCCAAATGTTAGCACTACGGCAACAATTAACGGGTTATTAAGCTACGCGGCAACCCGCGGAGATTCATTTGTAGTAATTGATGCTAAAAACGATACGGTAGCTAATGTATTAAGCACCACAGCTGATGTTGGAATCGGTTCTTACACAAATAACTTGAATTATGGTGCTGCCTACTACCCGTACATTGTAATTGCTGATCCAGCATCTACAACTGGTGCTACCAAGACTGTCGGTCCTGGAGGCGCTGTAGCTGCTCTTTACGCGTCCACAGACGCAGCTAGAGGCGTGTTTAAAGCTCCTGCGGGTTCAAATGCATTGGTTCGTTCAGCGGTCTCTGTACCCGCGCTAACTAGCGAAGAGTTTGATTTAATTAGCGGAAGTACAAGCAACTTAAACGTTATTCGTTTTGTACCAGGTTCAGGAATTTGTGTAATGGGAGCTAGAACTCTTAGCAGCTTGTACTCAGATAAGTATGTTCCAGTGCGTCGTACTTTGAACTACTTGTCAAACACCCTTAAAAACTCCACTGCATTTGCAGTATTTGAGCCTAACAACGCTACATTGTGGAACACTGTAACTGGAACTGTAAGAGGAATTCTTTCAGACTTCTGGAACGATGGTGGCTTATTTGGTTCTACAGAATCTGAAGCGTTTTACGTTAAATGTGATGCAACTATTAATACCTCACAAGTAATTGCTGCTGGAGAACTCAGAATTGAGGTAGGCGTAGCGTTGCTTCGCCCAGCTGAATTCGTAATTATTAAACTTGGTCAGATTGACGGTGGAGCCACCGTTACTACCTCTATTTAAGGAGACAACACAACATGTCAGAAACAACTAAAAATCTGAATGTGATTGACTCACGTTCTACCATTCAAACTGACCCAATGCGTGCATTTAGATTCCGCGCTAAATTTAACATTGCTGGTGGAACCGCATTTAGTTCCGCTATTACTAGCTTTAGTGGCGGGTTTAACTCTGTATCTGGTCTTAATACTACGGTAGCTCCTATCACGTACCGTGAGGGTGGGTACAACACTACTATGCACCAGGTTCCTGGCATGGCTACATTCTCGCCTGTAACGTTTAGCCGTGGAGCTTTGTACGGAAATGATAGTGCTATTACTTGGATGAGAGGCTTATTTGCCGCAGCATCGGGAGAAGGACTGGCTGTAGGTACTACCAGTAACGCTAACAACTTCCGTTGTAAAGTAACTATTGAAGCTATGGACCACCCAAATGCTGGGACTTCCACCAACATTCCAAGAATTGGATTTTACCTACACAATGCTTGGATTACTAGCCTAGCGTTTTCTGATCTAAACGCTGGTGCTAACGAGCTTATGTTTGAGCAAATGACATTAGTTCACGAAGGTTTATCTGTAGCAATGCTTAACGCAGATGGAACTGCTGCTACTGGAAACTACAAACCAGCTGGGTTTGCTTAAACTACGATAGACTATTTCGAGTTAAATAAGGAGCACTAATGGAACAAACAATTACCAACCCAGATAAAATTAATGAACTTGCTAAGCAGTTTATGGACGAGTCTAGTGACCTAGAGCCTATTACTACTCAAATGCCAATTAGTAATGAGGTATTTTTACCTGGGGGTTTAATTAATAACGAGGGAATATTAATTAAATCTGCTACTATTCGTGAACTTACTGGGGCTGATGAGGAACTTATTGCCTCAACACTTTCTGTAGGTCGTGCGCTAGAAGTTATCTTTAAACAAGGCCTTGTATTGTTAGGGGACGAGCCTCCTACAAAACAAGATTTAGATACTTTATTAGCTGGGGATAGAGAATCTATTCTTGTAGGTATTAGGATTGCTACTTTTGGCAGCACTGTTCCATTTAAAGTAACCTGCACTTGCGGAGAACTTCAAGATATTGAGTTTGATTTAGAAACAGATTTAAAAACTGAATTTCTAGAAAACCCAATTAATGATCGAGTGTTTACCGTAAAAGGAAAAGCTGGCGAATTTAAAGTTGGAATGCCTAATGGCGTAACAACAAAACGCCTACTAGAAATTGAAAACGGCGCTTTTCCAGAACTTGTTACTGCGCTGCTATCAGGATGTTTAATCTCTATAGACGGTGAGCCTTCAATGGGTAGAAGTACTGCTCTAGGACTGGGAATGGCTGACCGAGAACTTCTTGCAAATGAAATATACAAAAGAAACCCAGGCCCACGCCTTGGGGAGGTGAGTAAGGCTTGCAAGGCATGTGGTACGGAAATTCCGTTATCACTAAGTCTAGCGGACTTATTTCGCTTATAATAATAAAGACTACGAATACCTAATGGACACCTATGAAGTACTAATCCGTGCATTTCCTGGTTGGAGCATGAGCGATGTGCGCTCTCTTTCTTTTAGGGAAAGGCAAAATTGGCTTAGAAGAGCCAGAAGATAAAGGATTAGCATGGCACTCAATGATGATTTAGAGAATACCGATAAAATTTTAGATAGTATCGTATCTAAAGCTGAAAAAACCGCAAACCACCTGGAACGAGGTGGTGCGGCTATATCTGGTGGCTCATCTTCTTCTGGTGGTGGTTCCTCTAGCCAAGGCAACGTAAGCACATCTAAACCTGGTCCTGGCGGAACTTTTGGCTCTACTGGGTTTGCCTCATTTGCAGGCGGGGCACCTACAAGTACCGCACCGAGCGCTACAATACCTAGTACTCCCGAAAGATTTAAATCGGCAGACGATCGTACGGGACTTCAAAAAAGCCTTGGCATGCTAGGAAAAGTTGGGTCCTATGCGCTTAATGTTGGAATGGCTGGAGCCGCACTAGGTCCAACCACTAATGAAGCTGTGTATCTGGAGCAACTTTCAAATAGGCTTAGATTTTACAATAACGGAAATATATCCAATAAAGAAGGCTTTAATATTCAAAAACAAGCCTCAAGTATGGGTACCGCAATTAGTGCACTAGACGCCCCTACCGCAATTAATAGTTTAACTTCATCGGGATTAATGCCTGGTTTAAAAAATTTTAGAGCTGGCACAGGATACACAGGAATTCTTGGTGGCGCAGCACTAGCCTCAAACCTTACTCCTGGTATAGGAATTACTGGTGGTGCTGGAGTAATGGCTGGATTAAACCAAGCGTCTAACGTAAACATGTTAAGAATGTTTGGCGTTCAAGTTAGAACTCCTGATGGTACTGGTATGAATGATTTAAGTAATATTATTGACCAGTTATACACATTACTAGCTAGAGGTGGGGCCCTTACTGAAAGAGACATTGCTATATCTGCTATGTCTGGTAATGCGTTAGATAGTATTATTAATCAATATTTTGGCGGAGACCCTAATATTCGTTCTACAATTATTGCTGGACTTATTCAAAAATCAAAAGGAATGGGTTTTTCAAAAAATACAAGCAAAAAATATCCTAAAAGAGGTTCTCTTGAAGAAAGTGGCGCTTTAAGTCAAGGCGCAATGACCACAAGTAACAGAAGTTCTTCAGAGTTACAAATGTTACAAAACTTGTCTAATCCTGTTATTCAAGGGCTTACTAGCGCAAATAACGCAATTCAAGGAATGTTTAATATTTTTGGTAGCGAATATGGAACAGGAAAAGCGGCTGGGGCGCAAGATAAAATGAGAACAGCTATGAGAAAAGGATTAAATTTAGCTACCGTAATGGAAACATTTGCGGGAATACGAGGCGGAGCTGGTGGAGTTTTATCGGACGCATTATCTGCTGGAAACGCTAGTCATTTTCTTGGCGGTGCGGCACTAGCTGCAGTCTTAAAAGATGCAGAAAACAGAAATTTTGGTGTTGCAGACCAAGCCATTGAGTCAACTGGTATACGTACAACAGGCGCAACTATGGCTTCAAAAGCTGGACCTTTATACACAGGCAGCATAACAATTAATGTTACTAGCAGTTCTGACGATCCATATGCATTTGGGGATGCAATTTACAAAGCTATGACGGCTAAGAGTTAGAGGACACAATGGCAAATATTACTAATGGTAACAGCAGTCTACCAAGCTCTAGCGCGTCTTCTTCGAGGCAAATTGCACAAAACAACAGTGTAGTAACAGAAAGTTTACCTTTTAATCCAGTAAATCTTGGAACATCCGCAACAGATGAGTTGCTAGGTAAAATAGATGATGCTTTGTCTTCAGCCCCTCTCGCTACTGCTATTCCAACGTTGAGTGCTACTCCAAACATTTTATATCGGTATCAATGGAACTTACCTCCACACCAATGGAGTATGCCCGTTGAACCGTCAACTATGATAGGCAATACTGTAGTTAATCAAAAAGTTCGACAGTTAAACATTGGCGTATCCGATAGGTATAGGCGAGGAAGAATTTATTGGTATGCCCGACCTGGTAATACATACGCTACTTCAACTGGTAATAATAACGGAACCAATAAAAAAGACCCTAGATACGGATTTCAGTTTCTATGGAACCCTGACACAATTACCACCTCAGTTGCTGTAAACCTTGACATTACCCCCACGTTTGCTGATAAGTTTGTTGATGTTGCTGGGGCATTTCCAAGTGGTGAGGCGCTTGCATTTACAATTCGTCTAGATAGGACTAATGACTTTGCTTGTATTCAAGGTATTGCCCCTGGAGCTGCAAATCCAAGTGAAGATCAAATTGCAAAAAAATTTGCAGATAAACAATACTACGATTTAGCGGGAACGTTTGATACTACTGGCTCTTACCAGGATTATTTTAAAAATAAAATAAAAGAACTTAGAAAACTTGGAACTATAGCCGACATTGAGTACTTATATAAAGCTATTAATGGTCCTGGTTGGACAAACCAAGCTACTGGGCGTGACAGCTCTGATATTGGTTTCCTAAGCCCTACCCTTCTTCGTGTAGATATTGGGCCTTTGAGTTACTTAGGTTATGTAAATAACATTTCGGTAAGCCATATAGCTTTTAATAGAAGCATGGTTCCAATTAGAACTGATGTATCCCTTCAGTTCAACTTAATGGCTACTGCAGGATTGGCGACAAAATAATGGCTATTGTATCAGGCTCTAGGTATGAAAACTCAATTGTTGATTACTTTAAAAAAGACGAAAATGGTAATACCTACCCTATTGTTTTTTATTCTTTTGATTCTTTAACTAACATATCGTTTAACCTTCATACACTTATTGAAGGAGAAACTCTACAAGGGATATCAAATAAATACTATAACCGACCAGATTTATGGTGGGCTATTGCTGAGTACAACCCCGAAGTAACGGATTTTATAAATATACCTGCAGGAACTGAGTTAAGAATACCTAATGCTTAATTACGTTACGATTGAATTTCCGTTGGCAGAAACTCCGCCTCAACGGTTACTTTCGTTTACCCTAAATCAAGAGCGTTACGCACATGAAGTAGCCGTTGTTAAATTTAGGGATTGGGATGTAAAGTACGCTAACATCAGACCAGGTGAGCCAGTTCGTTGTGTAATTAAAGGTCGAGAAGAGCTTCGGGAATTTGTGGGGTACATCCACGACATTAACCCTGAGATAACTCCTGGAAAAGCGTTTGTAAAAATGACTTTAATTGGGGCATCTTATAAGTTAAAACAAGCGAGGCAACGAGTATTTACTAATGTAACCGCGTCCCAAGTAGTAGAGCAAATAGCACAGGAGTATTCTTTACAAGCTATTGTAGAACCACATCCCAGAGTTTACGAGCAAATTGTGCAGGCTGGTCAAACTGAACTCCAATTAATAACTAGACTAGCTAAACAATGTGGGTACACGTTTCGTATTCAAAACACCTCAATATTTTTTCAAGGATTAACTAGCGAGTATACGTACCAAAGAAAAAATGCTAAATCTTTTATTATGCGAGAAGCTAATAACCCAGCAGGCTCTACTTTATATTCTTTTAATTTAACTCTTGGTGAGTCTGTACGGTATTTAGATGCCTATAAGTCCGCAACTCAAATTGGCGGCGTTGACCCAAAAAATACTAATTTAAATTTAGTAACAGACACTAGATTAGATACTTTAAGAGAAGTATACAGAACTGAATTATTTGATAGCTATTCTGTGGATACCGTGGCCCCTGGCTACGATGCAGCATACTATGAAGCTATTGGGGTCAACCAAAGAAACCGTTTCCCTTACAGGGCTAAAATTGAAGTCTTAGGAACTCCTACGTTAGGGCCAGATAAACCTATTTACTTAAGTGGTATTGGCAAAGACTACACTGGTTATTGGATAGTTCTATCAGCTGCGCATCGCATAGTTGAAACTAGCCCTAATATATTACGGTATACAACTATTCTAGAAGTTGGGTCTGACTCAATTGGAGCAGCTTCTGTATGGTCTGACGGACTTGTACAAGCGCCAAACAATATTCCAGAAAGAATTTTAGTTTCTGGAGTAAAAAATGTTTCAGTAAATTCAAAGTCCGTATTAATAACGGGGTCACAAGCAACGGCTAATGATGGGTTTACTCTTGTAACAAATGCAGTTTTGCCAAATATTGCAGTCACTAATAAGGCAACAACATGGAGAGCAAAACTCCCTAAGTCAGAAGCAACTACTGCAAGTGACACACGGGTACGTTCTCGAGCAGCAGCTACCAGGTTGGAGTCTCGCGGTGTTATCTAACCTACTTGCTAATGATCTTGCCGATAAAAGGTTTTATGGTATTTACCGTGGAATTGTTGTTGATAAAAACGACCCAGAAAATGCAAACCGCATTAAAGTGCAAATTCCGCAAATTTTAGGTAGTGCTGTTACAGGTTGGTCTTATCCTATTATTAGCACTTCTCCAGGTAATCCTGGTACGGGGGTCTGGGTAATGTTTGAAGGCGGAGACCCTAATTTTCCACTATGGCTAGGAGCGTTCTAAAATGAAAAAAACGGTACTAGATAACTCTTATGTTATTGACCTTCCTTTTGATTTATCTACTAAAGGCAGGGTTAATTCTATTGTTGATAACTCTCCAAAAGTTTGGAGAAACAAGCTTTTAGCCCTGTTATCAACGGGAATTAACGAGCGAGTTTGGTATTATATTTATGGAGCTAACTTAAACAGTCTAATATTTGAAACCAGTTCTCAAGTTGTGGAAGATGCAAGAACAGCTATTTCCCAACTATTTGTATCCTGGTTGCCCGACCTAGAACTATCTGAAGTTGCTGTTGAAATTGACTCAGACAATGCAGCGGTTACTTTTACTATAATTTATTTACTTCCCTCTGGGGATACAGATTCTGTTAAAATATCAACATCTTCCCTCAATAATGCGGGTGAAACGTTAGAGGTGCTTTAAGTGGCTGACAATTTATACCTACCACAGGTAGATTACACATCTAGGGACTACGCGTCTTTAAGTAAAGACCTTAAAGCTCTTATCCCAAATTTTGCTCCTCAGTGGACTTCCCGTGACTCGGGAGACTTTGGCATTGTATTGCTTGAATTGTTTGCTTATCTTGGTGATCTCCTTAACTACCAAATTGACAGAGCAGCTAATGAATCATTTATTTCTACGGCTACCCAAAGAGAAACAGTTCTTAATTTAGCTAAATTATTAAATTATATTCCAAACGAGGTTAATGCCGCAACGGGCACAGTAACATTTAGTAACTCTGAAGCTATTGAAAAAGACATTGTTGCTGGAACTGAAGTCTCTACAACGTCTGACGGAATTAATCCAGCAATAATTTTTACTGTTGACTCCACAGTAACAGTGCCGCCACAAGTTGGTATTGTTAATGGTACAAAAACTGCCACAGTAACTCAAGGAAAAGTTATAACAGAAACTGTAGGCACGTCTATCGGCACGCCTAACCAAGAATTTCCTTTATTAAATACTGGAGTAATAACTGGATCAGGAATTACTGTTACTGTTGGTGGGATTAACTACAGTAAAATTAATTTTATTATTGACGCAAATAGCACGGACGCTGTTTACTACACTTATACTGATGGCGCTGGAATTACGTATGTAGTGTTTGGTGATGGGGTATCTGGCCGCATTCCACCAAACGGGTCTTCAATTTCAGTAACTTACAGGTACTCATCAACCGCAGGCGCTGCTGGAAATGTGGCGGCTAGCTCAGTAAAAACTGTAAACGAGTTTGGAATTTCTGTAAATAACGCGCTTGGTTTTTCTGGAGGAACTGATGCTGAACCTACTGACTCCGTTAGAATAAATGCTCCGCTTTCTTTAAGAGCTTTAGATAGGGCAGTGTCTCTAAAAGACTACGCAAGTCTTGCCGTGCAGTTTAACGGGGTAGAAAAAGCAAATGCTATGGCAACAAATTTAGCTTCTATTGTTTTATTTATTGCTGCTTCTGGCGGTAGATTAACTACCACTGCGTTTAAACAAACTGTGTCTGAGTATTTTGTTGATAAAATTCCACCTGGAACAACTGTGTCTATTCAAGATTTTACTGCGGTTTACCCATACTTAACAGTTACTGTTCATGTTCGCAATCAATATAACGCGGCTCTTGTAGGAGCTGCTGTAGCGGATGCTTTAGAAACGTTACTAAACTTTGCAAACGTTACTTTTAATGATTTAATTACTTTGGGTGACATTTACGCAACTTGTAATGCCGTAGATGGGGTTGAGTATGTCATTATAAATGACTTTGAAAAGTTTATTAGCAACCCAAGTAGCGGTTCAGGAATCTATAGCCAAACTGCAACTCTACAGACTAACGCTACTACAGGGTCAACCGTGTTAATAGTAGACAGCACAGCTGGATTATGGTCATCTGGAACAGTTAAGCCTAGAATCATTTCTCCAACGGCTTTTAATAACGCAACCATATCTAGCTTAGCTGGAACTAGTGCCAGTATTACAGCAATTTCTTATACCTCATCAGGAACGGTCATTACCTACACGGCAGGCAACACGTTTGTTCCTGGGCAAACGGTGGCAGTTACTGGAGCAACTAGCACTCAGTACAACGTAACTTTACCAATTGCTAGCGCTACTGCAACACAGTTTACTATTGTAGCAACAGCTGCTTCGGGTTCTACATCTACTGCTGTTGCAAACGCTACAACGGGTGGGGTAACCGTTAGTACTGCCCCATCTTCAACAGTAAGTAGTGGAACAGCAATTGTTATTCAAGGTTACGGAAACGTAGCAGACCTATCGTGCTCTGTAAATGAAGTTCCAATTCTTGAGAGCTCGTACATTAACATTATTACTACGGGCGGTGCTAGTTAATGCCTTTAGTAAATAGCCTTGATGCTCTTTTTACTTCAGAGGTTTCCGCACAACCATCTAACTATTTAATTAATCATATTGCTTGGGAACCTCCTTCTGAAGCAACTGATTGGACAGACTTAAGAATAATTAGAAACACGTCTGGATACCCTAGAAACATTAATGATGGCGTAGCTATATTTTCTGAAGGACCTGAATCTATAATTATTACTGTAGCTACAGCCGTTTCTGGTGCAAATTCTCTTGGAGCTCTTACTTACGCTGGTGGGGGTAACGCTCCGTTATCCGAAGACTATGTGTACTATACAAACCTGACTGCAAGTGGTGATACAAAAGGTGCAAAATTTAATGTAGCACGAGCATCAGCAGACCTTGGAGCCGTGATTGAAGTTGAAATTATTTCATACGGTAGTGGGTATGCTGTTGGGGATACTTTAACAATACCAAAAGCTAGCATTGGGTATGTTTCAACTACTGCTACTCCACTAGTTACTGATCTAGTTTTAACCGTAACGGCTTTAGGAGGAACTCAAAAAGGTATTACAGCTACTGGGTTTAGTACTGTTACGTATGACAAATCAAAAATAATTCCTGATAGCGGTACGTTTACGTATACTAATTTAGCAGGAGTTTCGGTAGGGTCATCAAAAGGTAGGGGTGCAACTTTTGACGTGTCTAGAGTAGGTAACGGAACTACTGCTACAACAACAGTTACGCTTAGAAATAGCGGCTCTAACTATAATGTGGGAGATAAAATTAGAATACCTGCGTCTCTTATTGGAGGTAGGGTAACAGAAATTGAACTGGGTGTAGAGGGATCATTTCACATATACGATACAGGAACTAGCTCTGCGTTAACTTCCAACCCAGGTAAAGGCGTTACTGGTAGCCCATTAAACTCTCCAAAATACTATTATTCATTATTTGCGGAGTATAACGACGGAGCCACTCGTAGATGGAAAAAATTAAATCAAGCATCTAGTTTTGCTATTATTAATGCTGGGACGGTAGAAACAATTCGTCAACACCTCCCTGCAATATATAAACTTAATGCTAGAGGTCAAGACAACCAAGATTTAAAAGACTTTTTAAGTTTGTTTGCTTTTCATATAGACCTTTACCGTACTTCAAATAAAGCTGTATTTGAGATGTCCGATCCAAAAACAGTTGATGAGCCATTACTAAAACTATTAATAAAACAATTGGGCGGTTCTTACGAAAACGTAAGTAGTTTAATTCAAGCTAGAACATTATTAGCAAATCTTATTAGAAACTACTCGACTTCAGGTTCTTCTATTGGTGTAGCTAATCAACTTGAATCACATAGCGGATACCCAGTTTCAATACAAGCGGGGACTAACTATTTACACGATTACAATACTTCTTCGTTTGTAGAAAACACTGGGGATTGGTACCCTAGAAACTCCGCTGCGTATGGGACTAGTGCTCCTTTTTCAAGCCTTTTAACTTTAGTAGGGCCTGTTGATGGAAGCCTAGCTTCTTACGCAAACTGGAACTTAACTCTTGCTACCGCATCTTCTGTGGGAAAAACTGTAACTTTATCAGGCGCAGACACTTCAAAAATACGTTCTGGTATGCGCGTTAACGTATCCTCTGGAACTGGAGCGTTTGCTGTTGGTACCGTAGTAACGTATGTTGAAAGTTCAACTACTTTTATAGTTAATTTAACTCCAGGCACTCCTTTGAGCGGTGCTACTATTCAATTTTCAGATAACATAGTATCTGGAATGGGAAAAATAACGGCCGCAACCGCAGGGTCCCCTTTGTTCTCTACAGGGCCTAAAAGAGCGGAGCTAACTGCTACGGCTAGTAGCGGAGCTACTTCATTAAGTTTAAAACCAAATATTGCAGCTACAAATGACTACGTGCTATTACCTACTGGTAATTCAAGCATTTCAATTATAGAAGGAACTTACGTAACTTCTGCTACAAGTTCATCTGCAACCGCATCTATATCTAATCCTACTGGGGGATCAATAGCATCTGCCCAATCTGTTTGGCTTTCTCCACCTCCTGCTTCAGATATTCCTGCAGCATCTACAGCCTGGCAAGCGGTTCAATCAAATAAACCGTATGCGTTTGGGATGTACTTTAGTAAAGGCGCAGGAACTGCTAGGACTACTGAAGTTAGAGTATCTTGGTACAACGTAAAAGGTGAATCAGTAGGAACTACAGCTACTGGATCGTTGGCATCTGCTACTCAATCTACTGCAAACGCTTGGTACTTAAATCATATAACTGCAGTTAGTCCAGTTAATGCGGCCTATGCTGAGCCTGCATTTGCTATTAACAGTATGGGTTCTGCCGAAAGTTATTACGTAGACGCGTCCTCATTTACTCACCCTATACAAATAACCTACAGAAGTCTTACAGATGACTTTGCTACTTTATCTACTAGCGAAGAAAATAACTTTGTAGCTAATCGCACGGTTAGTGTTACTGGTTTAGGAGCGCCGTTTGATGGAACTTTTACTATAACAGCAGTAACTAACAATGCTTCTACAGGTAATTATTCGTTTACTTATGCAGCTACTAATGCTAATATTATTGGGGATATTTGTTTAGGCTACGCCGCGTCAATCCCAACAAATTTTGTAGATGCAAGAGCCTCTGAAATTACAGTAGAATCAAATAGAACTAACTTAGTTCCTAATCCTTCTTTTGAAACAAATACTACTAGTTGGGCAGCAGCAGCAAGTACTTCTGCGGTAACAATCTCTAGGGTAACGTCAGATTATTATAAAGGCTCAGCCTCTTTGGAAGCAGTTGTAGCTTCGGCCGCTGCGGTTAACAGCGGGGTGGTGTCAAGTGATACGTCTTACCCAATAAAAGTAAGCAGTGGAGAGATATATACATTTAGTGCTTATGTAAAAGTAACAAATGGGGCTTCCGCAAATTATGATCTTAACGTAGTTTGGTATGATTCCAGTGTAGCTTCCCCAGCAGTACTTGGTACTTTATCTACTACTACCGCTACAACAATAACTACTGCTAGCGGATGGACAAGGTTAACCGTTAAAGGTACGGCCCCTAGCGGCGTTTTTAGAGCTGCGGTTTCTGTTAGAAAACTAAGTGCAATGACTAACACAGCTACATTTTTAGTAGACGCAGTAATGGCAGAAAAGTCTGAGTTTTTAGATTATTACTTTGACGGAGATTACGACGGACAAAATTACTCGGATGATAGAGACTCAATGTGGGAGGCTACGGCTCGATTAAGCCCTAGCCATTTGTACATTGATAGGGTAACTACATTTGGTAAACTAGACTCATTAATTACGGATGTGACTTACTATGCTTAAAAAAGCAAGTTTGGGAAACTCAGCTGCCCAAGTAGCTACTGCTACTGTAGAGTCTAATACTCTTATTACGTACACTACGCCTAACCCGCACTCAATTTTTGAAGGTGCTAAAGTAACAGTAACGGGCATTACAGCAACTACTGGAGTACTGCCAAACGTAACTAGTGCTTTAGTGTACAAAGTAAACAATGCAACTTCTTTTAGTGTTAAACCAGGTTCTGACTTCACATACGGAGGAACTTTCCCAGCAACATTAGCTGTTAGTAGTGATGCAACAGTCTATTCAATTAATGGCTCGTTAATGTCTTCAGAGTTATTATTTGCACAGCCTGAAAAACTTGTTAGACCGCAATACTTTAATTTTATTTCTCCTGAAATATCATTAGTTGCTTCTGGAAACGGTGTTCTTGTAACCTGGGACGCGTTGGGCGTATCTAACCCTCAAGCAACAGTATCAGTTGAAAGAATTCTTGGAACAACTACCACAGTAATTAGCACTGCGGCTACTAGTGTTTCTACTTCTGCATCTTATGTTTTAGACGGAAGCTTAACCTCTGGAGTATCTTACACTTATAGAGTTAGCGCGTTAAACTCTATTTCAAGTCAAGTGGCTACTAGTAGCGTAACTACGTTATACATTAGTGCAATATCTGCTTTAACTGCAGTGGCTAAGCCCAATACGGCAAATGCTGTTTCTTTATCTTGGGGCGCTCCTGAAACAAATGCTGCAATAAGTCAATATGAAATTGATAGAAGTTCTAACGGCGGGTCTTCATGGTCAACTTTAGCTACTACATCAAGTTCTATTTTTGCTTATGCAGATACAACAGCAACTGCAAATGGAAGTACGGCTTACACGTATAGAATTAGGGCTAAAGCCGCGTACGCCGCTGGAGTTGGTGGAGATATTTATAGTTCTTACACAAGTAGCTCGGCAATTTACCCATTCTTTATATCTACAACAACTCCTACTGCGGCTACAGTTGCCTCTACTGCAAACAGATTACTTGTATCGTGGAGTGCTGTTTCTGCGGCAAACCCAGCTGTTACAAGTTACGAACTTCAAAGAGCCTCGTCTAGTAATAACTCTACTTTTTCTGGGTGGTCAAGTTTAACTCTTGGTTCGCCTACCGCAACTTCGTATTCTGATACTGCCGCGTCCTCTGCTATCTATTACAAGTACAGAGTTAGGGCTTTAAATACTCAATTAACTAGCGCGTACGTAGAGAGTAACTCTATACAAGCATTCTATTTAGCCGATCCAATAAGCGCACCTGTAACTAGCAACTCATCTACGTCTACAACAAGTCTTACAGTTACAGGGTCATACACAGCTAACCCAGCTATTAGTGGCTACAACATACAACGCGCACTTACTAGCTCTCCAACATCGTTCTCGTCTGTTGGTGCAACTAACTTCTCTATTACGCTTCCATATGTTGATACTTCTGTATCTGCAAATACTTCATACTTGTACCAGGTCAAAGCTAAAAACTCTGAACTTACAACCTTGAGTTGGTCTGCTTCAAGTAACTCCGTGCTTTCGTATTCAATTCCATTTAACCCAACCAGCGTTAGTGCAAGCTCAATAAACGCATCAACGGTTGCAATTACTTGGTCGGGCGCTAGTGTTAATAGTGTTAACACACCAATTACAAGTTACACGCTTGGGTATAAGTTAACTAGCACTACTACTTACACAACTCTTACGGGAATTTCTGCGGGTTCAAGCTCCTATACATTAAATGGGTTGACTGCTGACTCTGCGTATAACTTCCGTGTTCTTGCGGTTAATAGTATTGGTACATCAAGCACTTCAAGTGCAATTGTTGCTACGGCTACACCTGTAAGAGTTGAAGGGTCGGCTTCTTTGTCAGCTCCTTCGGGAGCTTCTCCGTACTTTAACACAGGCACAACATTGCGTGGAGTTACACAATCGGGTAGGTCGGTAGCTATTCAAATATCTACAACAGGAACTTCTGGTTGGAGTGACCTTACCACGTACACTAGCAGTGGAACTAACGACATAACATGGACCGCTGATACCACAGCCGCTAGATACTTTAGAATGGTAGTTGCTCAAGACTCTACATACACTCAAACCATTAGCAATACTGTAACTATTGACCCTGTATCCAATACTTTATATGTAGTTGTTGTTGCTGATACATATAACCATCAAGGTACGTTTAATGCCCCAGGAGGGTCAGCTCCAGCTATAGCATCTACAGGAACTGTAACAGTTGAAGTAACTGATGTGTACAACACACCTGTAGAAGGAGCAGCAATTACTTGGAGTGCTGTTCAATTCCCAGCATCTTCTTACACATCTAGAGCAACAGGCACTACAAACGCTAGCGGTCAAGCAACGTTAACTTTAAGTAGTGCGTCACCAGCACTTGACTTAACTACTTCTTTTGAGTTCTTTATTAGTGCAACTAAAAATAATTATACTTCTGTAGCTGGTGATGAGGCGTATTACACAATTTATGTAAATGAAACCGATGTTGCTTACGCTAACATTTCTCGTTCTTACGCGGGTTCTAATGCGGTCCGTACAGGTCAAGGAGACTTCCTATACTTTGGTTACTATGACACATCATGGGATACACAAAAGAGTGCAATGGGCTTTACGACATTTCCAGCATGGGAAAAACTTGACGCTTCGAATGCAATTAACTCTGCAACGCTGCGTTTATCTAGAGGTAATGCTGCTGGTACAGACCCTGGAACCGTTTACATTGGTACTCACGAAAACGCAAGCGGTTCAAGTACAAGTTGGGATACTTATGGAGAAACAGCTTTTGGTACCATAAACCCTCGTAAACAATCATACAGCCATGCAGATGATACTACTGTAACAGTTACATTAAACTCAACTATTAGGGATTTACTATACGATGGAGGTGTAAGAGGATTTACGCTTGGACCACCTACTTCAACCTCGTTAACTTATTACAGTAAGGTGTATGGGCACGCGGTATCTTCTAACAGTCTAAAACCTTATTTTACTGTGAATTATAATGTAGTTCCATCTTGGAATGTACCTTAATTTGTAAATTATAACAGTACGTGTATAGTAGGTCTCCTACCTATAAGGAGATTTTATGTACGACCACATTATAGTTACGGGAAATGGTAAAACTAGCCGTGCAAATGTTGAGGCTTTAGTAGATGACTACATTCACGCTAACCCAAAAATTAAGTTTACATTAGCTAACCCTGTTAGACTTTCCGAGGGTCAAGTTTGGCTTAAACAATACCTTGCCGATAAGGAAATTGAGTTTAAGACAGAGCTTTCAAACCCTGAGGATATGCCAGATAACTCAGCTATGTTCATTCTTTGGGATGACGATGATCCTGAGTCTTTATCTAGCCTTGCTATTGCTAAAGAAAACGGAATTCCAGCGTTTGACTTGACTGAGGGGCTTAACGAACTAGTACCTCAAGATTCAATCAAAGCTGTTACGGCACCTGCTATTCCTGAACAAGAACAAATGACGGAAGAAGAACTTGAGTCTGACTCTGAGGATGACGAGGACCCAGAGGAATTTGAAGACCCACTATATGAAGCCGTTCGTATTATTGCTGACATTTTTGCCGAGGCTATTGGCAAAGAGTTAAAGCGAGTATTAAAGAAATGATAAGCATGTTATCGCCTAAGGCACTAGTTGCCCTTATGGCAGGAGCTACAGGTAAGGTTCGCATGACCAGGCCTGGGCTTATGGAGGCCTTTCCAGGGTTCGGTAGAGACTATTGGAGCGGGGCTTTAAAGGAGCTTGAGGAAGCGGGCATGATCAAAAGAGGCAGCTATCAAACAGGGCCGCAAAAACAATGGAACAACTTTGAAGACATTACCGACCTTGGTTGGATGTACATCAGAGACTGGTTGCCGCGGTCGGATAATCCGACTGCGGAGTGGGGGTCGGGGGTCGGAAAACCCGTCGTCCTTTTAAGTGGGAACCAGCTTATTAATCCTAATAATATAACTAGTATAACTAGTAAAGAAGTTACGAGGGGAAACCCTCGTAACGAAGACAAGACATTTAACATCTTGGTAGAGGAGAAGGAAATGCCGTATCATTTTTTTAACGCAAATGAGTCAGAAGATGATTACACTCAGGACGGTAAAGAAGAACGGCGTAAACTACGGGATGCTAAGATGGCGGAGTCTCAGACAACTTTTACTTCTACGAAAAGGGCTAAGTTAGGCTCTCGTCACGATCTTGCAGTTGAAAAATGGGGTAGTAACGAAGTTGCTTATGAATTTATGGATCGTTTAACTCGGTATTTTCATATTAAAAACAACATTACCGTACGCAGGATTACAGGCGCATTTGCTAAAATGCGAATGGTGCATCAGACTGATGGTGAGACTGAGTACAAGATGTTAGATTTATTCTTTGAAACTACAAAGTTTGAAAAGTACGAAGACGGAGAGCATATGTGGAAACTGTTTATTACTCGTTCACCCGAACTTGCAGTACAGGCAAAACGTATGGTACAAACACCAGAGGAAAAAGAAACATCAGCTTTACAAGCTGCTAAGTCACAGGAGTGGTTAAGTGAGTAATATGAAACGTGCGTTTGAAGAAAGTATTGAGCGTGATTACCGTCAAGCAGGTTTAACTTCAGAATCTGTTCAGCGCATAACTGAGTGGATTCAGAAAGCAGAGAAGTCTAACCCAGATTGTAAGTGCACTAATTGCAGTTGCGGTAAGTCAGAGGAAGCAAATGATTAATGTTAGCGAGTTACCTGTGCGACGTAAGTCCTGGTTAACTATTGCTAACGTCCCTTCAAACCGCAGGGGCTGGGAGTTATCAGACTGCAAAGAGGTATCTGCGCAAGACTTAAAACTTGTATCTAATTGGATACGCAAGGTTAAGTCTGGAGACGTAATCCGTGCAGATGGTAAACCTATTTGTGGCAAAGGCTTGTTACTTGTTGGGGAGCCAGGGCATGGGAAGACTACTCTTTCTTTGGCGGTTATCCAAGAGATGATGCGGACATTTGATTTAGAAGATTTTGCTGTAAACAAAGGTAGAGTTCTTGTAAAGCCATGTCACTTTGCTACTTATAACGACATTATTGAACTTAAAGGCGCATTGATGGGATCAGATAAAACCGATGAGCAAGAGCGTTTGTTTTTAGGTATGCACGGTGAGTGCGAAGACGATGCATATAACATTCGAGTACTAGTCATTGATGACGTAGGTAAAGAGCATGTATCAGGCAGTGGCTGGAACAAGAACTTGCTTCATCATATTTTGCGTACCAGATTTAACCTAGGACTTCCCACCATAGTTACCACAAATCTTCCCATAGATGCTTGGTCCGCTGCGTATGGTGAAGCAACTGGGTCGTTTATACACGAAGCTTTTGCCACAATTGAACTAAAATCTACTAAGGGAGACTTACGAAAAAAATGAGCGAGGGAGTTATGGAAGACACCAAGTTAGTTCAGATTTTCTTAGGCGGTTCAGGCACCCCAGGCCCAGGTATTTTTGAAGTAAGTATTAACAGAGATAGAAACTTTATCTGCACTTGTCCAGGATACGCTGGACGTGGGACGTGCAAGCATACTAAATTTGTAACCTCACGCGTCAAACAAAACCACGGTACTTACCCATTACAAATTTCTACAGAAGTAACTGATGAAGAAACTGATAGGGCTCACGAGTCTTCAGAAGAACTGCGAAAGTTCATTATTAAATTTGGAAAAATAGAGGTTTGTTAAACCATGTATAAAGGGGACATAAGCAATGACATGCCACGGCGTGTACTTGTAAATGCTAATTTAATATTTATCAAGGTACCCGTAATAGAAAAGAAATTAAAAATATTTAATGTTAAGTCTGAAGAGATTGGGTTTGACAAGTTTCTTTTAAACAAGTTTTACTTGTACACTACTCGTGCAGGGATAACACTTGAGCTAGTTTCATTTGAGTACAAAGATTCTGAACTTGAAATCTTGTTTAACAAAATTGATAGGGCAGGCAACAACCCGTTCAGGTACTATAACCATTACGCTTCTCCAAAGAAGTTAGTTGCAGACTTACCATACAGACCAGAAGTAATCGGCGTAATTGACCCAGAGCACCAACTAATGTATGGTCGCTTAGGATTGGACTTTTAAGGGGAACAGATGAACTACGAAAACCTACTACTAAACCGAGCATTAAACGAACGAAGCATTAGTTTTCTGCTTGAGCGCGGCGTGTCCGAGCCCTGGTTTTCAAACAATGAGGACCGAAGAGTATGGTCTTTTGTCAGGAACCATTACACCAATTACAATGAAGTTCCTAGCACAGAAGTTATTAAAGATAATTTTCCTACGTACGCTCTTGTTGAAGTTAGCGACTCTCTTGATTTTTTAGTAGATGAAGTAGTCAAAGCCCAACGTAAAGCTATTGTTAATAACTCTATTCGAAAAGCAATTGAAGAGATTGAAAAGTTTGGTAACCACGAAAACGCTGTATCTATTTTACAAAGCGGGTTTTCCACACTTGACGACAATGGATTTCACGCGGTTAGTGACATTGATATTACCCAGAACACTGATCAGCGTTGGGAAGAGTACCTTGAGCGTAAGAACCTTCCAGGAGGTCTTCGTGGAATGGCAACAGGGTTTAGTACTATTGATCAAGCAACCAGCGGTCTACAGCCAGGTCAGCTGATTGTAATTGTTGCTCCACCTAAAACTGGTAAGTCAACTCTTGCATTACAGATGGCTCATAACATTCATAGTGGTGGAAAGGTTCCTGTTTTTCAATCATTTGAAATGAGTAACCAAGAACAAATTACTCGTTACGATGCTATGCGTGCTCGTATCTCACACCACCGCCTAACCACAGGAACTCTTACCTCAGAGGAAGAAGCGCGGTACCAAGCAAAGCTTCGCGGTATGACAATGCTTCAACATAAGTTTTGGTTGACCGACTCAGCAGGAGCATCCGTAGTTTCTGGAATATCAAATAAGATTCAGCAGTTGCAGCCTAACGTTTTATTTATTGACGGTGTGTACTTAATGATGGATGAGCAGTCTGGAGAAGCAAACACTGCTTTAGCTCTTACTAACATCACACGTAGTCTTAAGCGTCTTGCACAGAAGCATCAGATTCCAATTGTTATTACCACTCAGGCTTTGGGATGGAAGATGCGTAAGGGTAACGTAACAGTAGACTCTATTGGTTACTCCTCCTCGTTTTTTCAAGATGCTGATGTTGTATTTGGTTTGCAACGTGAGGATGAAAACGTAGACGACACTAGGTTGTTAAAGGTTATGGCTAGCCGTAACTGTGGCCCTTTAGAGGTTTCATTAGTGTGGGATTGGAACACAGGTGAGTTCCGTGAGATTAGTAGTGATGACATGTGACCATAGATGAAATGGAGCGCGTCTTAGACGACTTAGGTATTGAGCATGTAGGTTCTCGTGGAAACGAGATACAAGGGTTTTGCCCCATGCATGAACAGCGCACAGGGAAAGCAGACCGCAATCCTTCTTGGTATATAAACGCCGATACTGGAGCTCACATCTGTTTCTCGTGCGAGTACCGCGGTAACATCATTTCTCTTACAGCAACTTTGCGTGAATTAAACTACGACGATGCTAAGGCTTGGTTGTCTAGTGGCGGAGAACTTATGGATGCTTTTGAGCGAGCAATTAGTAAACCCAAAGAAATTTTTGAAGAGTTGGTTTACATTTCAGAAGCCTCTCTAGCAGCTTTTACAGACCCTCCAGAGCATGCCTTGCAAGCTCGTGGGTTGACACTAGCTGCTGCTCAGCAGTTTGGTTTACGGTGGGAACGATCTACTGAAAGCTGGATCATTCCTATTAGAGACCCTCAAACAGGTAACCTGCAAGGCTGGCAAGTTAAAGCCTTTACTGGAAGGCACTTCCGAAATTACCCTGTGGGGGTAAAGAAGTCCAACGGATTATTTGGGTTTCAGCAGTACACAGATGGCGACATGATAGTTGTAGAGTCCCCACTAGACGTTGTACGGCTTGCGTCTATAGGAATACCTGGTGGAGTAGCTGTCTATGGGGCATTAATTTCAGACATTCAACTGAAATACATACGTTCCGCTGATAGAATTGTAATGGCGTTAGATTCCGATGAGGCTGGTACGTCAGCTTCTTTTAAACTGGCACAGCTAACTAAGACTCAAAACTTTGAAGCTTGGTTCTTTGACTACTCTGGTACTGATATGAAGGATGTTGGTGGCATGAGCAAAACCGAGGTACTCCTTGGTTTGGAATCTGCTAGACATTCAATTCGATATAAAACTAGTCTCTAAGGAGAGAACATGGCTTCACCAATGAAAGATAAAAAGTATAAGGTCACGACACCTTGGGGTATCGCGGGGAAACGATGGTCCAGCGGAAAGCATGAAGGAGTAGACTTTGCTGCTCCAACGGGTGCTGTAGTTGTTGCTCCTGTAGCTGGCAAGGTAGTCAAAGTTGGTCAATGCTGGGGTGCTGCCTTTGGTCAACACTCCGTATTAATGAAAGTTGCAGGTGGACACCTTCTTTTTGCTCACCTATCTTCCAATAACGTCAAGGTTGGTCAAGCTCTTGCAGTTGGAGATGTAATTGGGAAGGTTGGAGCCGAAGGCAATGTCACGGGTCCACATCTTCACATGGAACTTCAAAAGGGTCCAGGCTGGAAAAAAGGCGCAGGTCTTAATCCACAGGCAATTCTAGACGCATAGTTTTTACTAAAGATGACCCACCCCAAAGGGTGGGTTTTCTTTTTGCTTAACGTGGTGTAGTCTTTTTGTATGTCATTTATTGGAACACTTCTGCCTTATCAGGTAGAAGCTGTAGACCGTATGTGTGAACAAGGCTCAATGTTGGTTGCTTATGATTTAGGACTAGGTAAAACTGTACTAACCATTGCAGCTGTTGAACGATTAATGGATGAAGACAAAATCTATGAGCCTGGACTAGTAGTATGCTTGTCCAGCCTTAAATACCAGTGGGCTAACTCTATTACAAAATTTAGTGACTCTACTTCACTAGTAATTGACGGAACCCCCAAACAACGCCAAGCCCAATACGCAGAAGCAATGAACTGGGAAACTTCTGAAGTTGACTACATCATTATGAACTACGAACAAGTAGTAAACGACTGGGCTTACGTATCTAAGTTACCTCGCGGGTTTGTTGTTTTAGATGAAGCCACCGCTATTAAATCTTTTAAGTCTAAAAGAGCTAAACAAGTAAAGAAGTTAGCTAATGCTCCTTTTAAATTTGCCCTTACGGGAACACCTATTGAAAACGGTAAGCCTGAAGAGCTGTATTCAATCATGCAATTTGTAGATCAGAAAGTGCTGGGACGTTTTGATATTTTTGACACAACATTTATTGTCCGTAATACTTGGGGCGGCGTTGATAGGTACAGAAATTTACCTACGCTACATACGAAAATGAAAGAGGCTTCCGTAAGGAAGTCGCAGAAAGACCCAGACGTAGCTCCATACTTACCTGACTCAATTCATAAAGAACCTATTCTTGTTTACTTTGACAGGAAATCTGCAAAGTTATACAGAAAAATTGTTGATGATCTAATTCAAGAACTTGATAATGCTAAAGATTTATTTGGCGGTTCTTTTAATATGCTTTCCCACTACGGGTATGCCGATAAAACAGGTAGCCGAGCCGATGAGATACGCGGCAGAATTATGTCTAAAGTAGGATGCCTTAAGATGCTATGTTCCCACCCAGAGCTAGTTAAGTTAAGTGCAGAAAAATTTCAAGCCGTAGGAGACGCAGGTTCCCAATACGCTAGTTACCTCTTGTTAGAAGGGTTATTAGATGGAGTTACCGCCTCTCCTAAACTAGACGCTTTAATTGAATATGTACAAGATTTTTTAGGGCAACGCCCAGACAATAAAGTTGTAATCTTTGCTACTTACATAGACATGGTAAGCATGATTAAAGATAAGCTAGGAGAAGACATTTGTCGAACCTACACAGGGCAGCTTGATGCAAAATCTAAAGAAGATAATAAGATTGAATTTAACACTAACCCTGATGTGCGTGTTCTTATTAGTAGCGACGCTGGGGGTTATGGTGTTGACCTTCCTGCTGCCAATCTACTGGTTAATTATGACATGCCGTGGTCGTCTGGCCTTGCGACGCAAAGAAACGGTCGAATAAAAAGAGCTTCATCTACTTGGGAAACTATTGTTATTCAGGATTTTCTAGTGTCTGGCTCTATTGAAGTCCGCCAACATGAGTCACTACAGCAGAAAAATTCAATAGCTAACGCTGTTATGGACGGCGAAGGCATTGACGATAAAGGCGGAGTAGACCTAACTCTTGGTTCTTTGAAGTCATTTATTGAAGGAACATCTGTTTAAGTAATACACCCTGTCTATCTGAACCTTAACTTTTTTTATGTTAGGGTAGAAATGTATGTTAGACAGAACCAAACGTCTGACCACCGCTATTGCGCTTCTTGCAAGTTTACTTGTATCGCTACCAGTAGCCCAGGGTCAGGCTAATGCTAATGAAATGCAGACAAAAATCGAAACAAAAGTTGCGGTTAAATCGATCGTAGCTATTGCTAAACAATATATCGGAACCCCGTACTGTCGGGGTGGACAAAACCCCAGATGCTTTGATTGCTCTGGATTTACAAAATACGTATATAACCATCAGGGCATTAAGTTGCCACCAACTGCACAAGGTCAATATCGTATTGCCACAAAAATTGTTGCTTCAAAAGCAAAACCAGGAGACTTAGTATTTTTTGTCACTAAGCAAGGTTACGCTTACCATGTAGCAATTTATGTAGGTAATGGAAAGGTTATTCATTCTCCTAAACACGGGCACCGTGTACGAATAGAAAGTATCTGGACGTCTAACGTCCGCTATGGTAGAGTTTAATTTCTACCAGGGGCAGATTTGGTATCGACTGGCATTAACTCCGCATGTCGGAAATGTTAGGAATCGAGTTCGACTCTCGACTGCTCCACTAATCCCTGCTAGCTCAATGGCAGAGCGTTCGACTGTTAATCGAAATGTTCGTGGTTCAAGTCCACGGCGGGGAGCAAGCCAAGATTATTATTCTTTCTTCGGGTAAACTTTATGTATTGCCCTTAGGAGAGAACTGGCATTGAAATCCTTTAAAATTTTTGCTGCCCTGGCATTTGCATTTGCTTTTCCGTTAAACGCTGTGCCCGCTTACGCAGTGGTAGATGCTCCCTGTGACACTTACTCATGGACGCGGGAAGATGACGCTGCGCATCAAATGATTTTGCCATTTTCATTACCACTAGGTGATACTACCTATGACATTACGTATGTAACTACTAATGGAACGCTTACGTTTGGTACTCCTGACGCTAATTTTAGTTCCTACCCTAATACCCCATCTATTTCCCTTGCTGGGTATGACTGGGTAACTTTTGGTGAGGGTACTAGTTTAAGTTATGGCGTTAACAACACAGGTTTTTGTGTGCTTTGGAAGGTTCGACCTTACCCACAATCAACTGGAGCAATAACTGAAATTAAATTAACTGTAGATATAGCCAGGTACCCTTCATGGTCGGGCACTGTAGAAACCACAGGATGGCTTCCTGCAGACTTGCGGCGTGGTATCCGATTTGCCCCTAACACAGACGTTGTAACCATCTCTGAGGCCTTTACCGTCAACGGTGGGCTTCCTGTAGAGATGCAGTCATGCTGGGATGGGTCTGTCATTCCCTTGACCTCTACGTGCCCTCCAGAGCCCCCTCCAGGCCAATGCTGGGATGGGTCTACCGTAGCTTGGAATGAGACTTGCCCACCCGTACCGCCTGATACACAGTGTTGGGATGGGTCATGGATTACTTGGAGCCAAACCTGCCCTCAACAACCTCCACCACTTGAGTGCTGGGACGGTACTTCAGTTAGCTGGGACGCTCAATGTCCGCCTACGCCACCAGACATTACTTGCTGGGACGGGTCTGTAATTATGTGGAATCAGACGTGCCCTGTGGAACCTAGTCCCACCCCGACACCAGAACCAACAGTAACACCCACGCCAGAGCCAACACCAAGCCTTGAACCAACGCCATCCCCAGAACCAACCCCAGAGCCAACCCCAAGCCCTTCAGAAACTTTAACACCTGAACCAACTCCTGAAGTTGTTGTACCAACGCCAGTAGAAACACAGACTCCAGAGCCTGAACCGACTGCGAGTGTTGAGCCACCTCTGGACCCAGAGCCAACGCCAATACCTGAACCTACTCAAAGTGAATCACCATTTCCTGAACCTACAATAGAACCAACTATAACATCCGCAGAAGAAACTACAGAACTTGTTTCTGAAGCACTATCTGACGGTTCAATTTCTGCAGCGGATACGGCTGATGTAATTGATGCTTTTTTGTCTGATGGAGAGATTACTGAAGAAGAATTAACAAATCTGTTTGATACTTTTGACCCTACTGTGGTTTTAACTGAAGATGAAAAAGAATTTTTATCTGATGTTTTGGTAGCCGCGTACGAAGATACAGCCATTCCCGCTGATGTATTTGAAGAGTCTGGTTTGGATTACGAAGATTTGCCTCCAGACCAACCGATCACATTAGAAAACGGTGTGGTTTTGCTTGCAGAAATTGCAGACGCTATTGAAATCTTTGAAGACCCAGCAGAACTTCTTGCCACAGTATTCACAGACCCAGAAAAAGCCCTTAAAGCTATTTCCAACGTAGGTGCAGACCTACCAAAAGAAATTAGAAAGACCGCTCAACAAGGCACAGTAGCTGTGGTTCTTGTTGGACAAGTAATTGTTGGTGGAGTTACCACCTCGTTAGCAAGGAGATAAAATGCGCTGGTTAAAAGACGCAATCATTGAATCATTGAACCAGGGATACACACTCCTTGGGTTCTTTGTAGCCTGGCTACTATTGGAAGGCAGCGCACGCACAGTTGTGGGCTACGCAATCCTATTAGTAACCCTTATACATCTAATCACTATTCGGATTCGTGAAGATAAAGACAACGACGAGTAGTTAGTATCTTGTGATACTATCTTGGCATGTCTGATTTTCCCAACTGGTTTAACATTACTGCCAAAGACAACTTTGACACTTTACTGCCTAAAAAAATGCGTAGTAACTCCAGTATAAAAGCTTTACAAATTGGTGCTTACACAGGAGATGCTACTGAGTGGATTGCAAACAATACTAAATGGGAACTTGATGACGTTGATACTTGGCAGGGTAGTCAGGAAGATGCGCACGAGCAAATAGATTTTACTAAAGTTGAATCTGTTTACGATTCTCGCCATAAAGATAATAAGTCAATTCGCAAATGGAAAATGACTAGCGATTGTTTCTTCTATGAATACTATCAGCAATCAGATGAGTATGATTTTATTTACATTGACGGTGATCACACGGCTAGTCAAACTGTTAAAGACGGGCTTAACGCTTTTCAGTTACTTAAGCCTGGGGGAATCATTGCGTTTGATGACTACACTTGGGCATCAGGTAAGGGTTCATACTATGACCCAGCCCCAGGAGTTGATGCTTTTCACCATATTTGTAAGGATTTAATAGAACTTTTAGTGGCTAACTCGCAAGTTTGGTTTAAAAAATTATAATCTTTACTGATTTTGTCAGTACATCTTGGTACAATATAGGTATGCCTAACGCACCTAAGACGCCAACTCGCACCCTACGGGTAGATGACGAGCTTTGGCTTGCTGTTCAAGACCAAGCCCGAATTGACGGAGTTACGGTAACTAGTATTATTATTGACGGGTTGTACTCGTATCTAAAGAGTGCCCGTGCACGTCAGGTTGATGTGCTAGAGTAATCTCTACCTAAGAAGGGGGTTCACATGAACGTAGAAGATATGTTAGACCTAGTCCGCCAAAACGCTACGCTTAAAGATCGTATTGATAGCACAATTGCAATTCAAAATGACATTAAAGAAAAACTACGCGACGGTTTAAAAGAGCTAGGTGAAGTTGATGATCGTGGGCATGTTGTAGTAGAAATTAATGACGACATAACAGGCATCAAGAGAGTACTTAATCAGCGGAAAGTATCCAAGTCTTTAGACATGGATATTGCTGAGGACATCTTAAAAGAAAAGGGATTGCACGAGCGCTGCGTCACAATGATTCCTGTTCTAGATGAGGAAGCAATTATGGCTGCTTATTACGAAGGCTTAGTTACTGAAGAAGATATTGACAAGATGTTTCCAGCTAAAATAACTTGGGCGTTAGTAATGTCAAAGAGTTAACATGGAAGATTTAATTGATGAAATGTTTTCTGCTATTGACCAGTATTACCCAGGCAGTAAACGTAAAAGAAAATTAGTTAAAGAAGAGAAGCCCAAAGTAATTGTAGAAAAAACTTGGGATGCTCGTCCTTTTGTAAAAACTTTGCCAAGTGGTATTGACGTAGAAATGTTTACGCTCGGTGCTTTGGCACAGGCTCTAGGTAGACCGATTGTCACGGTACGAACCTGGGGTATGTTAGGGTATTTACCTAACGCACCATATCGATTACCTGATGTAGTTGATAAAAATGGTGACACAAGAAGAGGTCGAAAGCTGTACAGCCGTGCTATGGTAGATGCAGCTGTCGATCTATTTGACAAGCACGGACTATTAGGTTTAGATAGAATCGAGTGGTCCGAATACCAGCAAGTTCCCCAAGAACTTGCTGAGATGTGGGAACACATTAAGATGCAAGAAACAACCAACAATGCCGATAAAGCAGAAAAAGAGAAATAAAATGCCAGTTAACCGTTCGATAGAAGAAGAGAAGTACTCCGTAGCAGATAGCTTTGGTGAAGACTTCGATGTAAACGCCCGTCCCGCTCAAGCAAGTAGCGGTGCAGTTAAGTCAGGCTGGGATGCAGCCGAAAGCATGACTACCCCATCAGGTAGTTTTCCAATTGACTTCAAAGCAAGTGAAACTTTGCAAGTTGTAAAGTTTTTGGATGAAGGTGGCCCCTTTGCTACCTACAAGCAACATTTCTTAACTAACAAGCCAGGCAAAAAGTCATACATTTGCCTCAAGCCAAGTGGTCAGACTTGCCCATTGTGCACAGTTTTAGATCACCGTCCAGACGACAAGCGTGGCTTCACGATTGTTAACCTAAGCGCAGAAGGTGGCCCACAGCGCCAAATCCTTACTGCAACCCCTCCTTTGTTTCGCACTTTGTTGCAGGCAAACAGTTCTCCACAAGGTCCAATTAATAAGAACTACTGGGCGATTAGTCGCACAGGAGAAAAGGCTGGTACTACTTACCACGTCAACGCTATTAAGGCACGCGATCTAGATGAAGACTGGGGAATTAACCAGGCAGATGCAGACGCTTACATTGCAACAGTAGAGGTTTATACTGACGAAGTAATCCGTGAAACACCTTACGATCAGCTTCTTGAAATTGCTGAAAGCCTTCGTAATTCCTAAATAACACACAGACTGCCACTAGCGGTAGGTACCCCCTTTCCTACCGCTAGTGGCTCTTAAGGGGCATGCTATGAATATTATTACTACACTTGACCAGTTAAATGACATGGTCGCACATTATTTAACACAAGACGCTTTTGCATTTGACGTAGAAACCGTTGGCGATAATCGTGGGGTTACTCCGATTAACGAGGTCTTATGGATTACTTTTGCCACTCACGGTCGGTGCGATGTAATTCCAATGGGACACCCTAACGGTGATTTTGTAGAGGAAGTGTTTCCACTTACAGGCCAAGGCGAGAAACGCGTAGAAGCAGGCCTTACCGCTCGCCCTAGTGATTACTCACGGGATAAGAAAAAAGCCACTAAAAAGTTTGGTCCCCCACCAGCCCAGCTGTACCCTAATGAAGTGTTTAAGGCTTTGCGTCCTATTCTATTCAATAGTAACCTTCTTACAGTAGGTCATAACCTAATCTTTGATTTGACATCCATCGCAAAGTACTATAAAGGGGAAGTTCCTACAGGCCCATATTTTGACACTATGATTGCATCATTTATTAGTGATAACCGTAACAAGAACAAGTGCGGGCTTGACGCTTGCCTTAAGCGTGAGTTTGGTTACGAGATGGTTAAAGGTGTAGGTAAAGAGGTAGAGAAGTATTCGTTTACCGAAGTTGCCAAGTATGCTTTTCTTGATGCTAAATATACTTTCTTATTATGGAAAGCTTTAGTTCCAAAAATTAAAGACTCAGAGCTTGACGTTATTATGAGTTTAGAAATGGACGTGCTTAAAGTTTTATGCGCTATGAAACTTGAAGGTGCTCCAATAGATGTGGTTGAACTAGAGGCCCTTGATGCGCAATTACGAATTGACATTGAAACTGCCAGGGCAGAGATATTCCGTATTGCTGAGCGCCCATTTAATATTAACTCTAACCAGGAAAAACAATTATTGTTGTACGGCTCTAAGGACGAGGGCGGTAGGGGGCTTAAGCCTAAAATTCTTACTACCGCTGGAAATCGTAAGGCCGAACAAGGTTTGGAACTTACTTATTCAGACTACTCTGTGTCAGCCGAGGCTTTAGAAGCGTACAAGTTAGCTGATCCTTTAGTGGATGCTATGCTTACCTACGCTGATCTTAACAAATTGAGTACTACTTATGTAGTGCCTTATTTAGGTGGGGAAGTAGTTCGAACTACAGGAGGAAAGGAAAAACGTGAACATAAAAACTCGCTCCTTATTAGCGGTAGGATTCATTGCGATTTCATACAGCACGGCGCGGAAACTGGTCGTTTCAGCAGTCGTAACCCTAACCTTCAAAACGTTCCTGCACCTCATACAGCACACGGAAAGGCAATCAGAAACCTTTTCTTTGCCCCCGAAGGATACAAACTTGTAGTGGCGGATTACTCCCAGATTGAACCCCGCGTTATTGCCTCTATGTCTAAAGACCCTATTATGATGGAAAACTATTCAAGGGGTGGGGATATCTACACAACAGTAGGTGACACCATGGGAGTGGATCGTAAAGCAGGTAAGGTGTTAGTGCTCGCTATGGCATACGGAGTAGGCCCAGATAAAATTTCTCGTTCTATTGGGTGTTCTATTACTGAGGCCCGCGATTTGCTTTCTAGGTTTGGGGCAGAGTTTTCATCCGTAAGTTCTTATAGGATAAAAGTTATTGGGGCAACTAAAGCTAACACTCCTCCTTATGTAACTACCGTATTAGGTCGTAAACGGTACCTTCCAGACATTTTATCTAGTGACCCATTTTTAAGGTCTGCCGCAGAGCGACAGGCTTTTAATACACGCATTCAAGGCTCTGCCGCTGACATTATTAAGTTGGCTATGGTGCGTGCGTACAAAAGGCTGCCAGAAGGTGCTAGGCTCCTTCTTACAGTTCATGACGAGTTGGTTACACTAACTCCAAATGATAAGGTTGATGACACGGTGTCAGCAATCCGAGATGCTATGGAGGGTATTGATTTGTTATCTGTGCCTATAGTAGCTGACATAAAAGTAGTAGACCGTTGGGGAGAAGCAAAATGAATTGGAAATTTTGGGAACGTAATAGCGAGCCTGAGTATGTGTTTGAGACCGCAGACGTTCCTGCAACTACTCTTTACAGGTGGTTCTTGTACGATAGTGGTATTGATAACCCTAATAAATACGCAGTAACGGCTGGGTTTACCCCTGTAAGTGATGAGGGTGACGAGATGGAACGTAAAGAAAGCCTTGACAGATTGCTTCAAGTTATTCCTTACAAAGCTTTTGTTGACATGATGGCTTCCATGAACGGACAAGTTTTAGCGGAGACCCTTACTACAACGTTAAAAGAAGATGGCGTTATTGGTGATGACTCAAGCCTTGCAGAAGACATGGAATTAATGGCTGAGATTTACACACGGGTGTCAGCAGCAGTTCTTATTCCAGCTCTTGCGGCTGCTTTAGAGTTAGGTATCTTGGTAAACCCAGGGTCATTTGTATCGGGAGATTTCTATGAGCGGTAATTGGTGGGCAGACAAACTAGGTGCCCCAGTTCCAACAAGTAGGCCTTCTCCTACGCCTCCGTACACGCCTCCAGCGCCAGTTCCCTACAATCCCGTACCCCAACCTAATATGCCCCCTCAAGAGGCTTCTACGCTGCCTCAGAGCGCTAGAACAGCCAATAGGTGCCCTGGTTGCGGTAGCGGAAACTATGGATCGGTAACTCTTGAGTCTAAAGCTAGGTGTTACGACTGTGGCTACCCTATAGTTCAATCAGGTAGCGGTATGGGTAGAGGCGTTTCTCAACAAGGTGGCGGGGGACCAGCCACTCCAGCTAGACAAATTAGTACTGCTAATAATTTTAACCCGCAAACTATCATCGGAAAGATTGAATAATGGACTTAGACCTCGCCAAAGCAATTGCCAAACTTAACAAAAAGTTTGGTTCAGAAATGATTGTCCTAGGAGCAGACATTAAAGACGATGTCCTAGGTCGTATGACTACAGGATCACTTGCAGTAGACATGATTCTTGGTGGCGGGTTTCCTGTTAATCAATGGCATGAGATCGTAGGCGAAGCGTCTAACGGTAAGACAGCTCTTGCGCTTAAGACTGTTGCTGCCAACCAAGCCCGTGATCCAGAATTTACTACTGTTTGGGTAGCCGCTGAAACTTGGGTGCCACAATACGCAGAGATGTGTGGCATAGATTTATCTCGCGTGTACGTAGTTGCTACTAACATTATGGAAGAAGCCTACGAAGCAGTTATTGAATTAGTAGAGACCAAAGCCATTGACTGCGTAGTTATTGACTCGTTACCTGCTCTTGTACCAATAGCAGAAGATGACAAGAACATGGACGAAGCAACCGTTGGTCGCGGTGCACTGCTTACAGGTAAGTTTTTCCGCAAGGTAGGTAAGGCATCACGTCGTTCCCTTGTAGAATCAGAAAGACCATTCATTGGCATTATCATTAACCAGTACCGCATGAAGATTGGCGTTATGTACGGTGATCCTCGTACCACCCCAGGTGGAGAGGCTAAGAACTACGCGTTCTTTACTCGTCTTGAAGTAAAGCGTGATGAGTGGATTGAGGCTGGTACAGGACAGGAGAAGCGTAAGGTAGGTCAAACTATCAAGGTACGCACCATAAAGAATAAGTCAGCCCCACCAGCACAGGTAGCGTACGTAGATTTTTACTTCAGTGACGGTGGTAACTGTTACGCAGGTGATTTTGACTTTGCAAAAGAGATTGTAGCCTTGGGCATTATTTACAAGATAATTACTCGTGCAGGCGCTTATTACAGCTACGGAGATCGAAAATGGCTAGGCGGAGATGCTGTGGTAAACTCTATTAGGGAAGAGGTTGACCTCAAAGAAGCTCTAGAACGAGACGTACGAAGAATCGTACGTCCAGAAGCTAGTGCAACTTACGAGGTGGCTGGTGCGCTCTGAAGGGCAAAAGCAGTCTAAGAAGCACGAGAACAGACTAGCTAAAGCAGTTGGCGGTAGTACCGTAGCTGCCAGTGGAGCTTTTTGGAGCCGCAAAGGTGATGTCAGGTCTCGCGACCTACTTATAGAACATAAGTGGACAGGCAAGCAACAGGTAACCGTTAAAGCGGGGGTCCTGGAAAAAATTGTTAAGGAAGCTATCCTTGACGGTAGGATGCCTGTCCTAGGTTTCCATCTTAATGGCGAGAACTATGTCATGTTAGATGAAAACGATTTCCTGGAGCTTCGCCAAAAGCTCCAGGAGTGTTCGTGCGAGACCCCTTAGACGTAGAGAACTGGCGCGCAGACGCTAAATGTAAAGGTATGGATACGGAGCTATGGTTTCCACCCAGAGAAAAAGAACTTTACAAATCTATTGCTGATGTTTCTAAAGGAATATGCTTTGGTAGAGACGGTCGTCCTGAATGCCCTGTTCGTAAAGAGTGTTTGATGTACTCAGAAACTATGAACGAGCAGTATGGTATTTGGGGTGGGCTAAGCCATAGAGAAAGAAATGCGTTAAAACGCAAAGCTGAACGTAACGGAGTGACCCTGAAAGACTGGGTAGAAAGTGGTAAAAAAAAATGACGTATGATCCTTTTAAATGTCCTGACTGTAGTGTATGGTGGCGTGGAGAGACGCACAAATGCATAGTTGCAAAATCAAATACAGATTATCAACGCAAAGCTACAGACTCTCCACGCAAAGGTTGGATTTCTTGTCCAATGTGTGGTAAGAATGTAACTAAGTACGATTGGCATTCTTGCAATGACTACCATAAACCAAATAAGAAGGACCCACATGACCCAAATCACCCGCCCATTAGGTACTCTTAAAAAATTGGTAGACGTTGGGAAAAAACAAACTAGAGTTGTTGGTTCTGTAGAGCGTTGGATTCTTGCACGACCAGCTGACAAGAGCCGTGCTACTGATGTAATTCACCCTTCGGCTATGATTAAGCCTGACTGGTGCCACCGAGCTGAGTACTACCACTTACAGGGCGCGGAGCCTGCTCCTCCTAAATACCGTTCCAGCATGAAGACTCATCTTACTTTTGAAGAGGGTCATCGCATCCATGCTCGTTGGCAAAACTGGTTTAGAGATATGGGTAAGCTGTATGGTCAATGGAAATGTTTAAATTGCGGACTTAAAGAGTGGGGCTTATCGGCTGAAATGGAACCTCACATTGACGGTTGTGGGCCAGTGGTATACAACGAAGTTCCTGTGTCCAGTCCAGCGCATGGTATCTCAGGTCATGCTGACGGTTGGCTTAAAGATTTTGGGGATGACTTATTGCTTGAGATTAAGTCCGTAGGTGAAGGTACATTTGCTTGGGAAGACCGAATGGGTTGGCAAGAACAGGGAGAAGATTTTAAAAAAGCATGGTCTAATTTAAAGTCTCCGTTTTATACTCATATCATGCAAGCTCAGGTTTACATGAAACTACTGGAACTTATGGACCCAACTAACTACCCTAAAGAAGCTGTATTTATTTACGAAGCTAAACCTAATCAAGAAGTTAAAGAATTTATTATTCCTAAAAGTGATTTTGGGGTAACACCTTTGTTTGAAGCCGCTACCATGATTATGGCTGCAATTGACAAACAACAGCCTCCTGGGTGTAATATATCTCCAACAGGTAGCTGTTCTAAATGTGAGGTGTTTAATGTCAATTAAACTTAGGGCTGAGGAAAGCCAACGTACTATTGATACAATTCGTGCTCAAGGATTTACTTTTGATTCAGAGTTTACTGGTATCAACCCAATAATGCCGTCTGATATTACAGACTTAGATGATTTGGGTGCTATGAGACTATTTCAAGAATACAACGCTTTCTTGTCTTTTATTACTGCTCAAATGGCGTGCGCACAAATTGATGAAGTCAACGCTAAGAAACGGTTGGACTACGCTGAGGCTTCTGCCATGGAAGACTATACTCAACCTAAAATGACTGTCTCAGCTATTAAGGCTAAAGTTATGGCTGATCCTAACGTATTTAAACTAGCTCAAGCACACACAGAGGCCAATGCGTACCGCAAAGGTATGGAAATGATGCACGCTAACGTAGAACGCGACTGTGCGTTTATTAGCCGTGATCTTACTCGCCGCACATCTTCCAGCTTTACTAACAGAGCCAGTAAGTTTACAACCTAATGTGCAATAAAACTGAGGATATGATGCGAATGTATAACCAAGAACACCGTTGTTCTTATTGTGAGTCCACGTTTGTTGAGGTTCTAGACCTTATAGCTCACATTAAAGAAAAGCACAAAAAGTAGTGGCTAAGAAAATTTTTGGTAAGCCAAACCTGCGAGGAGCAGTAGCCGTAGGTATTGACCAGTCGTATAGCGGGTTTGCTATAACCGCTATTGATAAAAATCTTAACTATTACACTGAGGTGTATAAGCCAGAGGGAACTGGTGTAGAAAGACTTTCAAACTTGCGTAACTATACTGAAGATTTTTTATCTAGTTATGATGTGCAAAAAACTTGCATGGAAGGCTATGCATTTGGATCACAGATGGCTAACATGGCAGGTGAATTAGGTGGAATGCTTAGGTTACTAATGTATGACTTGTACCCAGCGGTTCCCCAAGCGCGGTTCCCTTTAGTGGTACCTCCAACTAGCCTAAAGAAATACGTGACTGGAAAAGGCACAGGAATAAGTAAAAGCCAGATGTTACTAGCGGTTTACAAAAAATGGGATGTTGATTTTACTGACGATAACGCAGCAGATTCCTATGGATTAGCTCGTATTGTAATGAATAAGCATGATTTTGAATATGAAAAAGAAGTGTACGATAAGTTAACTTCACCCTGAAAATGCGGGTGTAATACCTCATAATTGATAAAAACACTATTACAATACGAGGTACAAAATGTCTGAAATACAAGACGAGCAAATTTTAAAAGTTGGCGCTGGGTCTAACCCCCAGTCAGTGGCTGCGGCTATTGCCCACAGTATTTATGAAAATCATTCTTGCAAGCTTCGTGCCGTTGGCGCAGGCGCGGTTAACCAGGCTGTTAAAGCTATTGCCATTGCACGCGGTTACACAGCTCCTAGAGGTTTAGACCTTAAGTGCATTCCAGGGTTTTCCACTATTACAAGTCATGATGGCGATATTTCAGCTATTGTTTTTACAATCACTTCTGATTAAGCCTGACTATTAAAGAAAACCCCTTTATCCTTTAATAAGGATATCCCACTCTTAAAGAGGTTTAAATGGCTAAAAATATTGCCCCTGTTCCAGCAGACGGTTCAGCCCCTATGGGCGCTGGCGCTGTTGTGAACGCATCAGGTGCGCCATCAAAGAACACAATGCTAATGCCTAAGGGACACAGCAAATCTGTAAACCCAGCTTTGTCTCCAGCAGGTCCTGCCTATGTATTTGCTCCAAAAGAGCGTTGTGGCGCATGCTACGGCATACAGGTCGGCTTTGAAGCTCACACTGCTCCAGAAGCTGGTATGACGCAGGCTAACGGACGTTTGTTCCAGCATGCTATCAACCGAAGCGCACCTAATTTCCTTGCAGGAATGTACAGCACTAACTAAATAGACTACCGTGGACTACGGTGGACTTTCGACACGCCCCAACTGAATTTTCAGTTGGGGTTTTGTTGTTTTTAGATTTATGTGTATGCTAGTCTGAATGGGCAACGAAATTCCAAGGAGGAATCGTGTTTAGTGAAATTATTAAACAGCATTTAAATGATGCAGATGCTAAGTGTAGTTTTGGCGCTTGGTTACATCAACAAAGTAAATCAGACCAAGAAGGTTTTGCTTTATTAATGCAAAAAAAATCAATCAATGTAGCTAATTTATACCGTTCTATGACTACCTTAACCGACCTTCCATTCAAATCAACCACTTTTAAATCGCATGTGCGAGGGGACTGTAAATGTCAAACACAATAGAGTTTATCGACATCATTATGGCTGCGTTAAACGAGCCACAAGTAGATGAGTCAACAACTCTCAAACCAGTAAATGCCGCTAAATTGCCTAAAACCACAAAGACTAAAAATAAAAAAGGCAAAACCGATTGGAAATTGGCAGTTCTATTGCCAGATACCCAAATTGGATACCGTCGTTATGAAGACGGTTCTTTAGACCCATTCCACGATATAAATGCTATTAATGTTGCCATGCAAGTAACGGCTACTTTAGAAGAAGAATACGGAATTGATCAAATTATTAATCTTGGAGATACTATTGACCTACCTATGTTTGGTAAGTATGCTCAAGAAAATGCATTTTTTAACACTGTTAATGAGTCCTTAAAAGCTGGTCATGATTACATTGCTGGTCAAAGAGCAATCTCCCCTGACGCAGAAATTGTGTTTATTGAAGGAAACCATGATTGCCGTCTTGTAAGATACGTGGGCTTAAACGCAATGGCTAGTTCACGTATGAAACAAATTGGTAGTGATACTCCCGTTATGAGTATTCCTCATTTGCTTAGGTTTGACGATATTGGCGTAACCTATGTAGACGGGTATCCAGCAGATAAGTTTTGGATTAACGATCGTCTTGTAGCACGCCACGGCGTGACCGCCAACTCTAACGGTTCTACAGCGGCAAAGTACGTAAGTAAAGAGCCTATGTACACTACTGTTTACGGTCATTCACACCGCATGGATTTGCATTACAAGACTCACGATACACTTGCAGGTCCTGTTCAAAACGGTGCGTATAGCCCAGGTTGCTTATGCCGTATTGATGGCGCAGTTCCTTCCGTTAAAGGCGGGATTAAAGCTGATGAACGCCCAGTATTACAGTACGAAGACTGGCAACAAGGTATGGGTCTAGTTTGGTACAAATCAGCAGGCGACTTTAAAGGTGCCAACGATTTTAGTATTGAAAATATTCATATCATGGATGGCTGGGCAGTTTACGCAGGTACTGAGTTTAGGTCAACAGCAAGGTAATTTACCCGTAAAATTAGGGTATGCCTCAAGCCCACCAGAACATTCAAAATCTAGGCGCCAACGGTCTATACGGCACTAACACCACATATGGTGGCGGTGGCGTACCCGTAGCTCGCGGAGAGCTTGATTTCTTGCGCCTTGGTGTAGGTAGGGTTCCATCTGCTGAATACCCTGATGGCTATTTAGGAACTATTCGTTCCCGCCGTGATGACCGAGGTCGTCCTTCTAGCACTTCAGACACAGTTCTGAATAGCATGAAGCAACGCCTCGGTCAGCGCGGTTATCAAAGAGGCGTTCACCGTGGTGAGCGCATTGACCCGTCTGATTACTACTACCCAACTGAATTAGACCCAGCCCGTGGGGTTAAGCGTCAAATGAAAGCTAAGTTTGATGGCAGTACCTACATGGTGCCTCGTCACGTTGAGAACCAAAAACTTGTTCCAGCCCCTCACCTTCCAAATGATGGCAAGGCTGGCCCTGACGTACGTAGCGATTCCCCCTACAACATTGACCAAAAGCGGGCATCCCAGCTTCGTAACATGCGCCCAAGCTGGAGATAACATGAACGAAACCCCTTCAGATAAAGGGTCTGACCCACGCCGTACTCCTAATCTTAACCCTGAAGATTTTGGCATTAGTCAACGTGAATCTCGTGAAATGCAGGGGCGTGCCATTGGTGAACACTTGTTTGAAGGTTTAGAAATGGCAATGACGGGGGAAAAGGGCGGGTTTAGAGCCGCTGTAGATGCGCATAATTTGTACAAAATGAGATCGTTTCCACCTCATATGGTTAAAACTGATGAAGATAACTCACCTTATGTTGAGCATTCAAGTGGCCCTTGGAAATCAACATGGAGTGGCGGCATTTATATTGACCATACCCATGCTAAGCACGGAACATTAGACGTTACTAACATTAGTCACCCTGACCCCAACGTTATGGGCCCAGTTGATATGGACCCAAAGAAGTTTATTCAAGCCCATGAAGAACACTTGAAAAAAGTTAAAGAAGTTTATCCTAAGGAATACCAATAATGCCAAGAAACAAAAAAGATTTTCTTGATGCTAAGGGGTTTACCCCAGAACAACAACATGGAGCCACCATGCGAGCTGCTGCGGAAGCATCCAAACCAGAAAACATGGTTGGAGAATACCCTTATTATAAAGTTTCCCGTAGTATGTTTGCGGACATGCCTTGCAGAGATTGCGTCGGTACTTTAGAAACACACAGTGACACATGTCTTAAAAGGGGTAAATAATGCCTAATTTAACTAGCGGTGTCTATTCTAATAGGCCGTGGATTGCCCCACCAGAGGCTGCGTATCCTCCACAGGCGTACATTGGTCCTTTTGCTAGCAACCAAGAGCAAAACTTGTCACAGGCCCTGGCGTCCCTTCAGATGTCCAGCGAAGACATCCAACAGTACGTTCGTCCTAACCTGCCGCAGATTCAATTATTTCCCCCACGATTTGGTTACGAAACCCGTGAGTACGGGATAGATGACATGATAGACTTGAATGTTCCAATGACCGAGCGTGTGGACACAGCTAAGCCAGCGGCCCAGGCTGAACCAAGCTCACGAAATACTTTAGGAGGCGGAGTCTAATGGCTATTGATCCAGGAATAATGACAGACGCTACAGGCGAGGGTATGGCGGGAGCCACAGATGTTTCCTTAGTTACCCAGAAAAACCTTGAGAATACGTACTACAATAATAGTAAGCCTTGTATAGAATGCGGTTTAAATTTAGACCCCTACCGTGCATTGCATAATCAATATTGTGCAGGGTGCAGTAATCGCAAGTCTTACAACCACGTAAAGAACGGAATGGTGTCCTAATGACCGTACCATATCGCCGCTCGCCTAATGCAGAGCTTAATGAAGGGTCTACCGATGGAAAATACCGAAAGCGTCGCCCAAATACAACAGTCGCTGCTGGCATGGGTGACCAGTCTGTCGTAGCTAACCGCGCAGGTTTGCATCCTTACATGAACTATGGTTTTATTAACTCCGAGGAACCGCAAAAAGTCAACCCAGGAGCATAATATGGCTAAAAAGTCAAAATTTAGTAAAGCTATTACACGAGAGCACGCTAAGGCCCGCGATACTTTAGGTAAAGCAGTGCATATTGATGACGAAGCTGTACTAGATGAACCAGAAAAATTTTTACAGCACCCTCGAAATGGGTATAAAGCACCAGTTGATCGTCTTGTAAACTCAAGATTTGAAGACGCACCTAGCGGTCCCGTAAGTGGGGACGACATTGCAAAAATGCGTAACTCACGAACTGAACTTGACCCTAGTCCAAGAAGGGGTAATTATGACGATGAAGAGGGGTACACCACTCTGTACAGGTCATATGATGACGCAGATGAAGGCGGATATCCTATTCGCCCAAACATGTTAACCCCTAGTAAATCTGCTATTCGTGCAAATGTAGTAGCTCCACCAGATCGTGGCAGCGACCCTGCACGCCGTTCAAAGGTATAACAATGGCTAAGAAATCAAAAAAACCAACTTTTGACAGGGCTGTTTCTGCCGAAAATGTTAAAGATTTGCGCGACAATAATTTACAGCCTACTGAAAACGTAGCTATTTTAGATAATCCAGAGGATCATCAAGAAGATTATCATCCTTACTTTGGCCCAGCCATTACCCCTTCTATAGCCCATTCTAGTGTAGAAGATGTTAAAGAACGGTACTCAGACCACATAGAACAACAGCATGATTTTATTTTAAAGTATGGAAAAAAGGGCTATACAAAAAAAGAAGCCGAACGAGACATTCCAGGTTATCCTATAAGTGGAGACGACTTGGCTAAACTGGGTGGAAAATCATTGTACGCAACGCGTGATCGCGATGGTTATGATGTTAATGACACGCCCGTAGTTCCACCAGACCGCGGTAATAGTGAGGCACGTCGTCCTAATATGGGCGGGTACTAATATGTCACGCGGAGATAACGACAATCCTAACGATTTTAGCCATACATCTGAATGGCAAGATGAACACGCTGAGTCCCTAACTCCACCAGACCGTGGTAGCGATCCAGGTCGTCGCCCAAATGCTTATGAACAAGCCAGCAGTTACATGATGCAAATGGATGAGTCTGACATCAGAGAAGACATAGCTGATAGGGAAGCTGGATATGCAGGTTTAGCTGAAGCTACTAGTTACGCACGTCATGCCAAATCTGAGCGCACTACTCGTGGCGGTAAATATGACGAACCTGTAAATATGCCATTAAAACCTATAGAAGGCAAGAATCGTTACTACCCAGAATTTTCAGCTATGGGTGGAAAACACGGCAAATCTTATAAAGGCGAAGACATTCCTGAAGAAAATAGATACGATAGGCATTAATTATGGAAGAAGCAGCTAAGCCAAAAAAACTTCTTTTTGGTCGTGACATAGAAGGTCCCTACAACCGAATTGAAATTCCAACTACGCGTCCCGTTATTAGACGTGGCCCTAGTAAAGTTGAATCTACTGATGATCAGCAACGTTACAGGTCTGCAAAAAACGAAAGATTTGCTGGAGAAATAGGTTCGGAAGACCCAGAAGCTGGGCGACTATTTAAATCAACAAGCGCAAACCGTGTAGACCCAGAGCCAAACCGTACGCTTACAGGTCAAAGAAATGCTATGGGACGACCAGCAGGAATGTACGAACAACGCCGTGCCGCAGAGTCTGGAAATGCAGCTGCTTATTGGAGTAGCGTAGCTAAACGTGGTGCCTCTAGCGATATTGAAGCAAAGAGTGGTGTTGGCGGATTTTGCACTAATTGTGATTCTGCTATACCAGATATAGAAGCAGCAACCCCTAAAGAAAACAAACCTAGGTATGTTCCAGTATATGGTGGCCCAGGAAAACCTCCTCGTCAGCAATTAGTAGGACGTAATACCAACACAACATTTGAAGAGCCTACTCGTGATGACACGCTATGTGCTACTTGTACCCCTGTAGCTAGTTCCCTTACTTCCTCAGGACAACAAGACATTGCTGAGCAATTTATGGTTCGACGTGCCCGAGGATAATTAACCTTTTGTGGTAAAATTGGGTCATGGATTTTAACGGAGCAAAAGACCTAAGCCCAGCCAGCAAAGACGAACCTATGATTCGTGTACTGGTATGTCGTAATTGTAAAACAATTGAGGAAATGCCAGACTACGATGGCGATCCAGCTACTGACACGTTATTAAATATATTGGTATCTAAGCACCAAAAACCTGTAGAGCATATTGGTTTGCTTATGAAGTTCCCGTTTAAGTACTGGGCAGTACCTAAAATCCAAGAAGAAATCATTAAACAGATTCGTGGCGGCTCTGAAGGTTTAGACGTATTTCAAACTAAGTTTTACGAGACTAAAAACCAGTTTGCTGAGGACGCCATGTCCTGCTATTCAGACCATATGCGCCCTAAAGGCCAGTGTCCAGACTACAAGTCGGATAAGAAATTGCTTAAGCCTGACACAGATGCCGACCGTAAAGAGGCTGGCCTTGAAAAAGCAGGCAAAACTGGCCCTAAAGTCTATTTATGTGACTTCTGCCCCGTAAAATCCTTTAATATGCAAAAGTCTAACGCCGAGAAGGGGCTGTATAAGTAGCCTTGAGGGGGTAGAATGGGATTACAAAATCCTATCAGCAGGGGTGGTGCTACCATGTTCGTCGAATTGGTGTGCTCGTGCATGGCTTCAATTAGTGTAGACCTGGAAAAAAATAGAGAAGACGCAGGTTGGTTACTTGTAAACAGATTTACTAATGCACACATTGAGTGTGGTTTAGTTAGTCCTTTACTTGAGCAACGTGAAACCCCAACCAAACCGTTTAACATAGACCAGGAAAAATAATGAATTACTACGAAACGCTAGCTAAACAAGCGGAATCCGTAGAGTTTGAACCAAGCGAAACCTCTTACTTTAGTGAATCTGCTGGTCATTTAGACTCAAGGTTATTTCGTGGGGCTACCCTAATTCCTAATGTGCGTAACGCTGTTTTAGTTTTACTTAAAAACCATTTAGAACTTGGGTATAACGAACCTATGTCCTGGGTACAGGTATTTTTAGCTGGTTCTGGGGTGTCGTTTAACTGGCAAGCCCACAGAGCCCCAGCAGACTTAGATTGCTTAGTTAGTGTAGATTACATTCAATTTCGCCAGTCTAATCAAGAGTACAAGGGCTGGTCGGATAGAGAAATTGCAGCTGAGATTAACCAGGGGTTTAGAAACGAATTGCATCCCCGTACAGATAATTTTATGAATGACTTTGAGCTTACTTTTTATGTAAACCCTAATCCAAACATTACAGAGCTAAAACCCTACGCAGCGTATTCAGTTACAAATAACACTTGGGTAGTTCCACCAACAAAACTAGAACCGCCATCTAACCCTGAATGGATGACTGCGGTTGAGCGTGATAAAGTCAAAGCCGTTGAACTTGTTAAAAGATATTCAACAGCGTTAGATCAAATCAAGAACGCGGCTAATGATGCAATGCGTATAAATGCAGAGGCGGCTTTGGCTGTATCGGTGCAACAGGGAGCCGCAATGTTTGAAGACATTCACACCTCACGAAGTGGAGCTTTTAGCCCTACGGGTGCAGGCTATGCAGATTTTGCAAACTACCGTTGGCAAGCGGGAAAGCAAAGTGGTGTGGTTCCAGCATTAAGAAAAATACATGCAATGTCTAAAGAAGCCAGCGAGCGGTTTTCAAAAGAGACTTATGGTATAGAATTACCAGATACAAGTACACTACTATCACGAACAATGAGGAAATAAAATGACTATTGAATATGTATCCTGGAAAGCTGGAGACCCAAAGATCAAGCCATCTCCGCAAACAATTCGCCCAAAAGTATGGACACAACTAGACTTTGGCGCACAAGACTCAATCGTTCCAAAAAACACAGGCCATGCTAACTGGGCGTTTTACGTTAACATAAAAGACCTTGGCGGAGCTAAAAATATGAAGATTCGTTTTACCCGCGACATTGGAACTAAAGACGCAGATTTTACTGGGCAGCGCATGCTTGATTTAACTTTAGATAACATACATTCGGGTACTTGGTTTTTTAAAGCCAACAAGGGTCAACCCGTAGGCCTTGAGGTGTACCACGCAGGTGCAAAAGACATGGTGATTATTACCCGCGAATTTAAATTGTGGATTCCTTAAACTGTGATAGTGTAAACGCAAGATTTCTACTAAATGGAGAATTAAATGAAAGCAAAAGATACCGTAGCCATTGGTTGGTGCCACGCAGGTGAAGTAGACACTGAATTTGCATTAAGCATTATGCAGATTATCCGCGAAAATCCTAAACGCGTAGGTACATTTTTCTGTGTAGAGGGCTTAGGGCTGCTGGCTAAGAGCCGCAACATTATGGTTAAGCATTTTTTAGATAAAACAACAGATGACTGGTTATTAATGCTAGATTCTGATGAGCGTATTTCCCCAGACACTTTCAACTTGTTATCCGCTACTGCAGATCAAGTCGAGCGCCCAATAATGGCTGGGCTATACTTTGCAGCCCTTTGGGAAGGCCCTTCGTTACGACCAGTGCCTTTAATTTTTACATTAGACGAAGAAAATGGATTACAGCCGTGGGACAACTACCCAGAAAATCAAGTGGTACAAATCCATGCAGCAGGTACTGGAGCATTATTGATGCACCGTTCAGCCTTGCAGAAACTGCGTGACTCTGTAGACGATGGTCTAAAAGATTGGTGCTGGTTCCAAGACGGCCCTATTGGTGACGGTAAATGGTTATCCGAAGACTTGATGTTTTGTTCAAAGCTTACCTCACTTGGAATACCAATGCACGCACACACGGGGGCTGTACTGCAACATCATAAGCCTATGTGGCTAGATGAAGCGCACTACAAGTCTTGGGCGTCTATGAACGAGCCTGGAACTGGATTGGACCAGCTAAAATGACAGGTACATTTGAAGAAGAGTACGAGGAAATCTGGCAATTATGCGACGTGTGCCACGAACTACGTGTAGACGTAACGTACCATTCTGGAAAACGTGCGTGCTCTAAATGTCAGTCGTAATTTTTGTTGATGGGGTAATGCGCCGAGTGCGTGACCAGTCCATTATTATGGAAGGTGTAGCCCTATATAAGTCCCTTAATGAAACTAACAGGGTTATTTTGGTGTGCGATGACGCAGAACGAACAGACGTTTGGTTAAAGACTAACAATTTGGCTAAAAAATTAGACGACATTATAGCAGTGGTTGATACCCCTCTAGAACGCCCTCGTTTACTCACTATTGAAACCATACGCAGTAAAGGCAAAATTGATTACGTTGTCACAGAGGACACTGAACTAGCTACCCAGTTAATTGAAATAGGTATTCCCGTTTTAGTGTTCCTTAATCCAAGATATACTAGGCTGGAGTTCCGCCCAGATGGGCGTGAAGGCAAAAAAAGCTGGGATGCCATTAACGAGGAGTTAGACCGTCAGCAAGGGTTATATGATGACGATGCCAGACTTGAGGAAAAGTAGTGCACCTAATTTATTTAGGAGCGGATGTACCTAGTAATAGGGTAATTCTAGAAACCATGGGGATTAAACGCGTTGGCGTGTCCTTTTGGAGACTAACCCGCCGTGGATTACCTAAAAGCAAACGGTATTTACTAGAAAACTACTTTCAACCCTACATGGAAATACACGTTCATCCTGGCATTCCAGAGGCAACAGTGCTAACGGCAGCTGAGTTGGAGGAGTTTGCAGAGGCTTATGAGGACTTTCTAGCCCATAATATGGATAGGATTGCATCATTTACAGAAATAACGCACCCACAAGTAGACAAGTTGAATCTTCAACTACAGCGACAAGCCGCCTGGTCTGAAGAGGATAAGTTTTGGGTGACCATCAGGTCAGATAGTTCTTACGCCGAAATCTTAGACCTGTGCCAACAGTACAAGAACGTAGCCATCCCATACGACTTAATTGAGTCAGACGTGTCCCTAGCCGCTAAGACCCGTTCCTTGACTAATCAATACGGTACGGTGTTCCACGCCCTTGCCTGTGCCAAGCCAGATAACTTGCGCCAGATTCAGGTGGAGTCAGCCACTACTCAGTCCTGGCTGTCCCCTATGATGCGTGGAGAGACCATTGTGTGGGATGGTAACAAGTTGGTTAGATACCCAAAGAAAATGAAAGATCAAGCTCGCCCAAGATACAAAGCGGTGTATGAGAAAGCTGGGCTAGACTTTGATAAAATTATACAAGACGACCCAGTAGAGGTAGCAAAGCTTGCCTTGTGGTCATATGACCAGTTTGAGGAGCGCTTTAATATGGTGAATAACCCCTTTTTAAGTCCAGAAGATGACTACAATCAAGAAGACGAGTTATATTATAACAGCGACTTATTGCATACTACTGGAAACGCGGAAACTACCCCCGCCGTACATGATAAGAAGGGGGGTCAGGTGCGGAAACTTGAACATAGGGATAGCACCGAAATGGCTACGCTTCCTGTGTTTGGAACCGAGTACAAAACCATTGTTGAGCAGGATGAAAACGGGTTTGATGTCATTAAAGATGTTCCCCTTATGCGGTCAAACGCAACCAGCCTTCGTATGTGTGATACCTGTTTTGTGGCCTCAAATTGCCCCGCGTTTAAGCCCGCAAACACCTGTGCTTTTAACCTCCCAGTAGAGGTTAAAACAAAAGAACAACTAGTTTCGTTACTTAATGCAATCATTGAAATGCAGGCCCAGCGTGTAGCTTTTTCAAGGTTTGCTGAGGAATTAAACGGCGGTTATCCAGACCCTAACACGGGTCAAGAAATGGACAGATTACTTAAACTTGTAAAGAACGCTAAGGACTTGCAAGACACTTCGTCATTCATTAAGATGACTGTTGAAGCAAAGAATGGAGGCGGGGTTTTAAGCCAAATATTTGGTGAAAGAGCCCGCGATTTGAGTCAGTTGCCAAACAACGGACTGTCTGAAGATGACACTACACAGGTCATCCGAAGAGCAATTGAAGACTAGCTCTTATATTATAAGAGCCCCCCGTTCCCCTGTGGAACAGCACTATAGTAAAACCCACACAAATAAGGATAGGTATGTTGTCATTTAAATTGACTGACGAGTTCATCTCGTCGTATGAAGGTAAAAAAGTTCCCTGGGGTTACCAAGACGCAGGTGGAAACGCGGTCGGGGAAATCACGTTTCTACGAACCTATTCTAGAAAGAAAGAAGATGGCACTAAAGAGACTTGGGTAGAAGTATGCCGTCGCGTTATTGAGGGTATGTACTCAATCCAAAAAGACCACTGCAAGACCAACCGTCTGCCGTGGAATGAGAACAAGGCACAGGCCTCGGCTAAAGAGGCTTTCGAACGCCTGTTCGAACTCAAGTGGACTCCGCCAGGCCGTGGGCTATGGGTAATGGGTACACCTATCGTTACTGTGCAAAAGAATAGCGCAGCCCTCCAAAACTGCTCATTTGTATCTACCGAGTCAATGACCAAGTTTAACCCCGCCAAGCCATTTGCGTTCCTAATGGAAGCCTCAATGCTAGGTGTAGGTGTGGGTTTTGATGACAAAGGTGCAGACAAAGAGTTCACCATTTACGCGCCAACACAAACCTGTACCGAGTATGTAATCCCCGATACCCGTGAGGGGTGGGTTGAATCTACCACAGCGCTCATCAACTCATACCTGCGCCACGACCAAAACTGCATTAGTTTTGATTATAGTGAAATCCGTAAAGCGGGAGAACCTATTAGAACGTTTGGTGGAACGGCAGCGGGCCCTGAACCTCTGAAGATGCTCCACGACCACATTACCCGAATCTTTAAAGATAGAGAAGGCACACTATTAACTAGAGTGGACATTGCCGATTTGGGTAACCTTATTGGAGTATGCGTAGTGTCAGGTAACGTGCGCCGTTCAGCTGAGCTACTGATGGGTCGCTTGGATGATGATGACTTCCTTAATCTAAAAAATAGTGAGCGTTTTCCAGAGCGTAATAGCTATGACAAGAAAGCTCCAGGTTGGGGTTGGATGTCTAATAACTCTGTTGGCATCTCGGTTGGTGACGACCTATCCAATATCATTGATGGTATTGCTTTGAATGGTGAGCCTGGTGTTATTTGGATGGATGTGACCCGCAAGTACGGTCGTTTGATTGACCCACCTAACAACAAAGATTGGCGAGCGGCTGGTTACAACCCTTGTGCAGAGCAGAGCCTAGAATCGTTTGAGTGCTGTACTCTAGTCGAGACTTACCTTAACCGTCACGACGATATGGCAGACTACTTAAGAAGCCTGAAGTTTGCATACCTATATGCCAAGACGGTTACACTTCTACCTACCCATTGGGAAGAAACCAACGCTATTATGCAACGCAATCGCCGTATTGGTACTTCAATGTCAGGTATTGCTAACTTTGCTGATAAGAACGGGCTTCCAACTTTGCGTACTTGGATGGACTCTGGGTACGACACAGTGCTGAAGTACGACAAGATGTACTCGGAATGGTTGGGTATTCGTGAGTCAATCAAGACTACTACCGTTAAGCCAAGCGGAACTGTGTCTATTCTAGCTGGAGAAAGCCCAGGTGTGCATTGGACTCCAGGTGGTAAGCATTTCTTGCGAGCTATCCGATTTGCTAATGATGACCCAATGTTACCTCTCTTTGAGTTCTCTGGTTACACGGTTGAACCTGCTAGTGAGTCTCCAAAGACTACCAGCGTAGTTTTCTTTCCTGTGGAATCAGACGCTTCTCGTAGTGAAAAAGATGTTTCAATCTATGAAAAAATGTCTCTCGCTTCGGTAGCTCAACGCCATTGGTCAGACAACTCGGTCTCGGTTACTGTATCCTTTAATAAGGACACGGAAACTAAAGATGTTGGTACAGTCCTACACCTCTTTGACGGGCAACTCAAAACTGTTTCCTTCTTACCAATGGGGAACAAGACTTACCCGCAAATGCCGTATACACAGATAACTGCCGAACAGTATGAAGCTTATAAAATGAAACTGCTACCCATTGACTTCACAGATGTCTATGCAGGTATGGCAGCCGACGCTATCGGTGAGAAATACTGCAGTACGGACTTCTGCGAAATACCAAAGTAATAATTAAATAGAATAAGCCCCCTAGTCAAAACTAGGGGGCTTTTCTTATGCCAAGTCTCCCCTTCCAGCTGCGCCTGAGGGGTACGAAGAACATAAGCTAATTATTAAACAAGAAAAAGCCACCCGTTCCCGATTAGGAGAGAGGTGGCAGTTCCTGGTCTATTTTATATTATTCGAAGCTATAAATTAAGTCTCTCTCGTTTGGAGCTATGCTAATTCCGTTGTGCTTACGAAGTCTCTTATTAACTTGGTTGATTGCTACTATGTTACTGCAAGCAGGGCATTTAGTAGTTACTTTACTAGACTCTGGATAATGCCAGACCTCGGCAGTATCTAAATCTATCTCTCCTGTGTAATAGCAAGGAGTCTCAACGTGCTTGTTAGCCATTATCGTTTCTTAGCCTTTCCCGCATACCCAGTTTTTTTCTTATTCATAGACCCAGGTGTGTTGTACCCACTACGGTTAGGCACGTTCCGCTTACGGACTTCTAATGCTTCTAATATTTTATCGTGGTGCTTACCCATTTGGGTTCTCCTTGTAGTAATCGGTTTCTAAAGCTAACTTAACAACGTGAGCGCAAGGGTCTCCGCCCTCCTCCCAATCATTACTCTCTTGCTCGGTAAGGTATGGGTCTCCGTCGTGAGTCATACAAAACGGTGGGGTAATCCACTTGTTAGTAAACCCTGTGTTTAACCACTCAAAGTATTCCTCAAGATCATTAGACTCAACAAGTTCCTTAGCCAATTCAGGATAGTGTTTTACTATGTCCTCGTAGGTCATAACACCTTTGTATTCAGAGCAAGACGCACAATGCGTGGCTTCCTCTCCCAAGTCAGCACTACAAAAGATACAGAACAAAGTATTACTTTCCATTTTTTCTCTTCTCAAGCTTGTCAATGTCGTTGCTGTAAAGAGCCAATAAACTTTCTAAATCCGTTGAACGATCTCGGTCTTTCATTCGCTCCTCAAACTTTTTCTTTCCTTTGAGTCTCCAATGTATTGCCCAGACCCAAGCCTCTACAATGTTATACATCTGGGCAAACGCAATTATCCACAGTGCCGTTCTCATTATTTCTCCTCCTCTGGTGGACAGGTGCAGGTATCAAGTGGGACAAGACTAAGTTCTGCCCAACTGTTGTCAGCGTTTAATAGGTGCATAGCCTTTGAGTTTATTAAAGAGCTGTAAATAGTTCCCTTTAGTATTTCCTGCTTTGCTTCATCAGGTAACGTGTTAAAAAACTCAACTAAAGGGTTGTCGTTATTAAGCTTAAGAATAAACTCAAGGCTTACTTTCTCAATGGTGATGTTATCACTCTTTTTCTTCTTATCTTTTTTAGCCATTGTTCTCTCCGTTTTCTAGTTTAGGCCATACTCCGTCAATAACCATTAAAGCAATAATGCCGTAGTTGGCTAAGTCTAGGAAGCTGTCCCTCAGCGACTCGTGCTTTGGGTCTTTGTTTTCATCTATTAAATTGTTAATGCGAGATACTTTATCAAAGATACGGACTCTTAAACCATTTAATGCTCCGCCAGGGGCGTTCGCTATGTTTAGAGGGCCATAATCGTTTTGCTTTGAGATAAGCAGGTTACTACATTCAGTAATAATGTCTGCTACATCTATTACAAACTGTTTCATTTCGGGGCTAGTTGCCATTCTCTCTCTCTCTCTTTGGTACACATTACCATAATTATTTATGACACTCACACTCGCAAGTGTAGGTTTTCTCCGTCAGGCTTGATGTAAATGATACTCGGCAATCAGTATGGGTAGCACCTGCGCCACCACACCAACCAAATAAGTTTCTCTTACTAATCGGTATTACTCTCTTTCTCACATTCGTGGGCGTTAATCACAAAATCAAACTTGTCAGCTTCATCTACAAGGTGTTCGCCACATTGGATAACGTCTACGTTTTTGCTGAACCACTCGAAGTGCAGGAAACCATCAGGGATTTCTGCTGTGATAGGTACGCCAAGCTTTTCTAAACTAGATAAGAAGTCTAAGATATCTTGCACAATTAGTTTGTGTTGAGGCGTTGAGATTGTGACCGAGCCTCTAATTCTTAAGTTGTTACTCATACTGTTACTCTCTCTCTCATTAGGGTTGATACTTGATCTAATACGTCAGGCACGTTAGAGTCTAACGCTTCACATAGTCCAAACATAAGGTCGCTGGACACCTCTTTGACTCCTCTTTCTATCTCGGATAGGTAGCCTAGAGACATAAGAGCTTTGGTAGATAACTCTCGCAAAGTCCAACCCTGTTTAATCCGTAAGTCTTTAAGCACTATTCCTAGCGCAACTCGGTACAGCATAACTAGCTTAGTTCCTTTCTTGTGACGTACTCAAGCACATCAGCTTCCTCTACGGCACATTGAAGTTGAGCATAGAGAGCAGATAGTTCGCGGTAAGTTAGGTAGTAAAGGGTGTCTTTAATAGTTATTGGGTGAAGTATTGGCTTCATTTCCTTGTTAGTTTCCTTATCCATTTAGTTCAACGTGTTCATCAGATAGTTCAATATCCCCGTCTTGCCATTGTGTCACGCCTGTTCGGGGGTTAGCGTTCCACTTGTCGAGAGCTTCCTGAGCTGTCTCGGCGTGTACCCAGTAAGTAATTACTTGTGTTATTTGATATTCCATTTCTATTCTTTCTTGTAGTAGTTAATACTAATAAACTTATTAGTTGTAATACTTGATCTTGTTGATACGGTATGTTGCGGTTGCCCAATCGTCTGTATGGTGTTGCGCCCACTCGAACCCTTGCTCGCTCGCGTGAGCAGGGTCATCAGCAAAGACTTTCATCTCGTATGTGATGTTATTCCCGTCTTGCGTACCTAAGATCGCAACTTCGTAGTCGGGTCGGGGTGGTTTTGGTTGTTCTGGTTCGGTCATCAGATACCTCTCTCGGGTTTGTATTTATTAGCAATAGTGTAGTTAATATCAAGATATCTAATCAAAGTTGGTAGATAACTAGCGGTGAAGCTTGCCTTCGGCTCTGCCTCGGATAAGTTCCATACGACATACTTAGAGTCACCGTCATATTCTGGTAGATGTTCTGACCGTTCTGTAATAACTAATCCGCTTGAATGTATTAGAGCCATTATGCACCTGCAAAAGTTTGTGTTGGGATAAGCATTATTACTGGTGAGAGCGGAGGATAAACCGTTCGGTGGTTCTCTCGGTCACAAGCAGACCACAACCTAAGTTGGGTAAGCTTTAGGACATCTTGGAACAGACCAGTAGTTGTATCGTCACTCTCACCAGTAGTAATGGGATTAACCACGCGAGGTAAAGGTCGTAAGTTGAGACTCCTATTATGCTCGCTTCGTCTAACACGGTTTCCAATTTGAGGGAAACACCTCATAGATAAGCAAAGCGGAACGTAGTTACCACGACCTTTACTTACCAGACACAGGCAAGATACTCCTGAACGTGCGTGGTTAAAGGGTTTGGTATCAACAGAGAGCGATCTAGCACTACCAACCCTGACAACCTGTCGTAGCGTGTTCTCTGTGGTTCGGATAGATACCGTTGTTGATACCAAGTTAGTTAGTAGGCGCAGAGGCACGGTCATTGTTGCAATATGCAAACGCAGGTTGTACGTTGCGCCTACTAAGCTTGTTAGTACGCCCAGAGTCCCAAGTTCTAATAGTGAACCACAGTCACTCTTACGCATAGCGCGTTCAGACAGGCGTTCCGTTCGTAAATGGGAGTTGGGCGTACTAAGTTTAGTAAGTGGCATAAGCGCAGGTACTTCTAAAGCTGAAAGGAAGTAAGTGCTTATTATGGAAGTCCTTGCCGAGATTTCACGACTCGGTTTAACGCCTATGCCACAAGTCATTAGAGACTCCGTAAGATGTTACGGGCAACACTAACAAGTTCATTAGGCTTAGAGACTAACTCAATGGCGTGAGCGTGATGACGGTAACGCTTCATTGTGGCTTCCCTGTCCGTCACGGTCTGTTCCATAATGTATTCACTACTACTAATGAATACAATCTGACTAATAGTGCCGTCAATATTGTTAATACGCTTAATAGTAGAGTCACAATCGTCAGACCGTGACCACTCCCCGTCTGTGATTACGAATAACAACTTAGTCTTGCGCCGAGAGGACTCAAGTATTGCTTCCGCGTCAAGTAAAGCGTCAAGTGGGTCAGTACCTCCACCGTCATACCAAAATCGGTATTGGCTAGTGGCACGTTCGTTGCTTCCATAAACAAGCTTGGTCTTGTCACTAAAGCCAATGACCGTAACCTTGCCGTCAATTTCCTCCAGCGCACGTTTGATCGCCCACATAGATTGAGAGACCTCCTTGATTACGTTGCCCATAGAGCCTGATGTGTCGCACATAATAACGGCTTCGATATTAAACTCGTCACGCCCCTCACGCCACTCGTCAAAGACCGTGTTGATATCGTTAATATCCATATTCATAACACGGTTGATATTGAGCCGACCAACAGGTTTCTCAATATCCCAATGTGGGTCGCTGTCAATACGCAGTTTGCTAAGTTCCTGTGCGAAAGCTTTGCTTGCCACGCGGTACACGTTATCTACTGGGAGTAGATCGGAGGTTGCCTTGAGGTCTGTACGACCTGCACGGTCAGACTCACGGATAGCAGAACGTAGTTGTCGAGCCTCGGTCTTGACTTGCTTGGACTTCATAATGGTTTTGATAGCCTCGCGCACTACGTTAGCAAACTCGGTATCCATTTCGGTACGTTCTTGAAGTGGGTCATATTCTTGGGACTCACCCTCGTCACCTGCACCTGCACCTGACTTGTCGTTGGGTGGGATATCCTCGGCTTTCTTGTCCATACCCTTAGCGCGATTAGCAATATTGCTTTGCTTATCGTTACTTTCAGGTCTGCCAGACTTGAGCATTGGGCGTGAGCCACATTGTCCCTCGGTCTTATTCTTTGGGTCAGCAAGCTTGAGCAGATTATGAAACTCAACAATGAGATCGTAACCACGTTCATAATCACTTGGGTAAGTAAGTAGTCGGTATTCATCTACGATACGAGCGACATTGTTAGCGTGAGTTGAGCCGTGCCGACCTACATAGAGATCAGCAGATAGTTGGCGCACCTCGATAGGCAAGTAACGCCGACCTCGGATTAGAGGAAACGAGTCACTTGGGTCTGGGTTATCCATAATGTAGGTCAAAACAGACTGGGTAAGTGACAGGGTAGTGCTTGGGAAACGCGCGGTCATAAGAGTTTCGATACGCAAGTCCTCAAGGATATTGAAAGAGGTTTGGTATCCACCTTTAGTAACCTTGCGCCCAAACTCGGAGTTGCCTCGCGGTGACCACAGGATATGAGCAACTTCGTGGTAGTTGATACCGTTAAGGCTAATGAGACTGTTATCGTCAATCTCGGCTAAGACGTTTGTGTTGAGATAGATAGTCTTGCCGTCATTGAACGCAGGTGCTTCACCCATTGACTCTAGGTTACTAAAGTCACCAGCAGTAACGGTAATACTAGCTTTGGTAAGCACACTATCCGCAGTCTGGTACACACCAGCGATAGCCTGAAACCTAGCAAGCTTCTTAGCCTGTTTAGCCACAAGGTAATCCTTGAGTTCCTCACGCTCGATCTGGGATAGACCCTCGCTAGAGTTGGTGCTGTTGTAGTCATACCAGTCTTGGTACAGGTTGCCAGTATCGGCAGACTTAGCAGGTTTCTTAGTTGGCATTACCATTATTAAGCACCTCCATAACAGGCTCGGCAGGTGCAGAGTGAACCAAACCTAGTTCCTCCTCAATGTTGTAGCGGTAGGTGTCAATAACTAACTTGACACTAGCTTGCTCGCGCATTGGGAATAAGTTGAGGTAGGCGTAGATACCGTAGTCCAAACCAAGACTGTTAATGTTACCCATTAGAGCGACAAGTGAGCGAGTCGAGATCGGGGTCTGGATTTCCTCCTCCTCGAAACGGTCTCGTAATGAATTAGCCATTTCCAAGATTGCCTTACTCTTGATTAGCTTACCCTCAATGTCTGGGTCATACGGGAAGTCGAGGTGGTGTGTGAACCTATCGTTGAAAGCTTGGGATAGTTCGCGCGTACCACGATAGCCAAGATTACCGTCAGCAATAATGAGCAGATCAGGGTGAGCCTTGACAACCTCCCCGTCTTTATCCGTTAGTTGGATTTCACGGCGGTAATCTAATAGAGAATACAATTCCGAGGCGGTACGTTCAGGCATAAAGGTAATCTCACCGATAAGCAGGACTCCTCCGTTGCGTACCAAGTCTGTTATTGCCCCGTCTTGCCAATGGAAGTGACCGTCTGGGCTTGGGTTGTATCCACCAAATAGTTTCTTGGTATCCGTGCCAGCCGAGCAAGAGAAGTTGTAGTAACGGTATCCGCGAGCCGAGGCGTAAGCCATAACCGAGGAAGTCTTACCAGAACCAGCGTGACCAGTAATAAGCACGTTCTCGTCATTACGCATAGCAACGTCAAAGATATCAAAATCACTAACGTCACCTACGACCTTGCGGTTGATGTATTGCTTTGCCCATTTAATGTCAGGCACACTAGCCAATTCCATTACCAAGCTTGGTGTGGTGGTGTGGCGAGGTGTAACAGGCTGGTTAGGGACTGCCACGTTGGAAATTGTCGGGTTGATCGAAGTGCTAACAGGACTATTACCAAAGGCACGGTTAGGCACTAGAGGAGGAAACTCGATTGAGGTGTCCTTGTAACGAGAGTCGGTCAAGTAGATAGCAAGGCTATTATCGGCGTTCTCGAAACGTGATACCAAGTCTGATACTAGATCAAAGTGGTTAAGAGTGTAATCGCCACCAAGCTTGGTAAGTTGATCGGAGGCGGTGGTGGTCTTGTATCCCAAAGTAGTTACCTTGCCACCTTGAATAGCAAAGTGGTCATTGTCGGTGAGACGGATAGCAACAGGGTTCTTAATGACACGGGTATTAGGTAGATCAGATAGAGGCGTTAGTGTCCAAGCCTCGGAACGACCACGCTTACCCGTACTGGTGCGGTGGAATAACTGGACTGCGCCAACGGTGTAGTTTGGCACGATAATAGTTTGGTCAAGACCTGCCTCGCCATTGTCACCAATGGTCTCGGACAGGGACTCAACGTAGAGTGCGATTGTCATAGTGGATTGCTTCCTTTCATAAAGCTTTTATTTATCCAATACACAGACCGTACCAGTAAAGGGTGAAATTACATAATTATTATCAAAAGATTTAGTGTGATCCTCGTCACATTTATTTAGACTAATCCCATACCACACATAGGGGTCAAAAGTCAATAGTTTTCTCAAACTATTTTTGGCGGTGTATCTGGTGGCGGTGGAGGATTTAGGCTAGGGGTGAGTCTCAAAGCTTTCGGGGCGTGTCCCAACACCTAATCTAATAAAGATCGGGGGGTTTCCTGAATTGGCTATCAAATACTAATAGAGATAGAGAGAGAGGATTGAATACACTTCAGGTCACTTGAACCACCTATGAACAACTTTAGTAACTAGCCTGTTATCACTCTCTCACTCTCTCAAGCCTGTTATCTCTTATCACATAACAGGACTGGCAGATAGTCTCCTGATCTGGTCACGCAAGCGGTCAGGCTTGTCCCATATCACAGCAGTAGCCTAGCTGTCAAATCGGGGGTGGCTACCAAGCTTGTTAGGCTCTCTCCAGCTATCACTCTCCTCTCTCTCTGTCAAGCCGACACGCCGTTTAAGCGGTGTGACTTTGGTCACATTGTTTGTGTTGGCTTTAAAGCCAATTCAGCTTTTAAAAGCTGAATTCATTAAGGGACAGCCTTTAAAGGCTTAGGGTGGGTGGGTCAACACAAACAAAAAAAGCCCCGAGGCTACCAAGTTCGGCAACCTCGGGGTGGTTTCTTACTTAACTATCTTGTCTCTGATGATGATCTGTACCACTTCCTCTGTGTGGTAGAACTCCTTGACTAGGGCATACGCGGTATCCCACAGTTCTAACTCAATGCCTGTCGCATTATGCAGTTCTACAAGTTCATCTGCCAGTTTTGGTACTATTTCGAACAGTTTGCTGATGTCCACAGCGTTTTCCTCCTTAATAGGTTGGTTAGGGGTAGAGAGAGCCGTGCCACTTCCGTGACTGTGAGTCTGCTCGGTACTAGCCGTACCTGCTCGATGACAGGACTGGGTGTTCTTTATTGCAGATTACTCTGTTACCCCTAACCAAGATTGTTATTCGTCGTAATCTCCGTCTATTACGTCGTGTACTAGTTCTGTTAGTAGGTTCTCTACGAAATTGTCCATACGACCAAGTATTTCGCCCGCAACCCTTTCCCAGACTTCGTCAGTTACGACGTATTCGTGTTCCCGTTGATCCTCAATTAACTCTTGGAAACTTTGCTTGGTAAGCCGATACTGATTTTGGCATACTACTGCGTTCATTAACATACGGTTATCTCCCAACTTCTAGAGCAGTCCGAGTCCTCGGTAAAGTCCTCGGCTACCCACTCATCTACTTGCTTCCAAGCCTCCTCGATACTTTTGGCTTGGACTGTATCTGTGTGCCAGATAGTAAGTTTGGCACGGACTGTAAACGTCTCAAAGCCAGAGTCGCGCTCGTGTTCGGCTTCGGTGGTTAGGTTTGATGTATCCATACCTACACCCCCTGATTAACGGTAATGCCCCATTGGGACTGTGGTGTCAGGCAATCAAGCAACTGCTCAATTCCCTCTAATAACCCACACGCTGAACAGATACGAGTCTTGTTATCTGTGCGTGACAAGGCGGGTGCGTCAGGCATTATGCCTGTAATACAACGTGGGCAACTACTCACGGTTGATACCTCTCTCTAGTGAAAGTATTTCTCTCACTCTCTAAATAGTAAGGTCATTTCTACCAAAGCCCATAACAATTTATGTGATCTACCTCACACTGCGATGTTTGTGTTGGGCTTTAAAGCCCAATTTTGCAGCTTAAAGCTGCTGTTTCGGCCTCGACGCCGACACAAACAAAAAAAAGCAGAGTGGCTACCAGCCTCTCAGGACTGGTAGCCACTCACTACGCGGAGATTAGGTAACGCGTAGGCTTAGCAGATAGAGAACCCACCTGAGTATTGCAGAAACTCCGCAAACTCCTTTACGTTCTCTACCGAGAATGGGTACTGCGTGCCAAAATGAGGCTTGTTACCTGCCCCATCACAGCCGTTGCACCACCCGTAGGTGCGACCATACAAGGATTGTTGTAGTTCTGTTAGTTCCTTGTCGGATTGGTCAATACCGTTAGGACTATCTGCCCCACGAATACCTGTTGCGTGGCACAACTTGCAGTCTACCAACGGTAGTTCTGACTGTTCCTTGCGGTACTCTGCCTCGTAAGAAACAGTACGCCCTGACTCAATTTCATTGAGTAACAGTCTTGCTAACAACTCTGACTCCTTGGCTTGCAAGCCGTCACCGTCATTAGTGTATCCACTAACAGACTTGGTTAGTTCTGGTGCAACTACCTCGCAGTAGTTCCAAAGTGGTTTCCAGTACCAAACATTATTGCGAAAGTACTCCCCCGTTTCGTTCGCAGGGGCTTTACCGATTACATCCATACCCATTTTGTTTTCCTCATCTCTAGTTAGGTATTTGGGCAGTTTTTGTCATACCCAGGACACGCTTACTTACATAGAGTCTAACACTAAGCCTGACTCGTATCCGCAGACGGGGCATTCATACGCTAGTCCCACATCGTGCAGGTAATAAATCTCGTCTTTCTGATCTCCAGACGAAACCGTATCTGTTTTGGCATCAACGGTTAGTTTAGACTCGCAAGACTCACAAGTTGTTTTGTACATAATCACCTCTGTTCCTAACCTCTATTTTGGTAGGCAGTTTTTGTCATACCTAGGACACACTTACTTAGACCTTGATTCCCCGAGGTGGGCGCACACTGCCTTGATCGACAGTGTAGGTTGCTTCACAATGATAATTCAAGACGTCGAGCTCATCTGTATCGTGTGACGTAACCGTCAGGTTAATCAGATTTGCTACCTCGTCTAGAGTCAGGAAATCATCTCCCCCGTAAGTAACCTCTACTATCATTGGTATTCTTGCTTTGTGACTCATTTAATCACCTCTCTTTCCTAATCTCTCACTCTCTTATTGTGCCCTAGTATTTGCCAGACTCCAGAACAATTTATGTGAGATAGATCACACAGCGGATTGTTTGTGTCGGCCTTTAAAGGCCGATTAGGCGCAGCTGGCCTTGAAGCCAGCCAGCCAACACAAACAAAAAGTTATCCACAGGTTATCCACAACTTATCCACAGGCTGTGGATAGTGGGGCAGGTTGCCCTGCCCCACTATTGTTTACAGACCAGCAGTCTCGAGCACTGCCTTGCGAATGCGCGACTTCTCGGCGTTCACTTGAGCGTCGAACCCACTAGCACTGGCGAGAATACCAGCGTTAGTACCCTTGCGCCCTAGTCGGTAGTAATCGACACGTTCGGTTAGTGCATTCATCGCGCCCCAACCTGTGCCTTTGATACCCAGTTGGGTAGGGCCACGCCACAATTCCCACATAGTGTCGACTTTATCGTCGTACTTGGTGAGAACTGCTTTACCAGCAGTTGCGCGATCTGGTGTCGGATACAGCGATTCGATGATTTCACCAAATTGCTTGTCAGTGATAGCCGACTGGAATAGCGCATTGGCCTCGGCCTCGAATTGGTCAAGGTAGGCAAACGAGATTCCAAGAGCCTCGCGAGCCTGTGACACACGATCTTGCGCAGTCGCTGTGTGGCGAACTTTGAAAGATTGCTTAGTGCCATAGCCAAGAGCCATGTTAAGCGTATTCTGGCAAACTACCCGTACTGGCGTAGTCATTGCCTGAATTGCACTCGATCCGTCGTGGCTTGTGGTAACCAGTAGGTAGGTGTCGGTTTTGTCACCAATACCCTCAGGGTCAATCACAATGTCTTTGCCAAGCTTAAGGCTTCCGAACACTGTGCGCCCGTTGCGAATTGCACCAGCAGACTCCCAGTAACCTCCACCGTCGAGCAGGTTATCTCCGAATGCGAATAAATCCTCATTCTGGTAGGTGTGATAACGATCACCAACGACAGCCAACACGTCGGGCGTGTTGTTGTTGAGCACGTCGTTCCGAACCACCATGAAACTAGGTGATTTCGTGGTGTAACCCTCGGGCAGGATTACGTCCTCTAGTCGGACGTCCCAGTTAGACAGCAGTGCGCTATCCAACATTTGCGAGGTCGTGACGTGTTCATCTTCATCGAAGATGTGTTGAGCCAGACCATGCCATGCAGGCGCGCCACGCAGTGCAAATGCGACGTCGCCATTGGCGTTCATCTCTAAGTCGTGTGCCATAAGGCAATCACCCCTTATCTCTCGTTAACCCCTGAATACGTGAGAATCTCTCGCGCCAGCCGTTGCTTAACTGTTTCTATAGTCTCATGGGATTTACCAAACCCGATAACAACTCTCATTTATTTATGTGATCTACGCCACATTAGGCCGATGTTTGTGTCGGGCTTTAAAGCCCGATTAAGCTTGCAGCTGCTGCGGCGGCCTTGAAGCCGCCAACACAAACAAATTTCAAGCGACAAGCCAGCCCCCGTAGGGGCTGGCTTGGCTTATTGCTTGCGGGGCTAACCCGCACCCTGCAAACACTTGTTAATGGGAGTTTCCTTGAGTGAGTTCTCCCAAACGAAGGACGGGACATTGTGCCGTTTGGCTATGTCCAGCAGTTGCCAAAGGCTGTATTCGCCAAAGTCCTCAGTTTCAAGGACGGCTTCAATTGGCGCATCATTACCCTCGAGCCAATACGAACCTGCCCAAAGTGCCAAGATAGCAAGACGGGCAGTACCGCTTGTCTTAGATGCCCAAGTTTCAAGCGTTAAGCGGTAGTTAGTAAGCCGTTCAAGGTTACCCTCTTGCTTCAAGTCGTAAAGGGTGCGGAGTACCGCATCTCGGATACGAATGTCGGCTAGTGCAGATGCAGACTTAACATCAAACTTACCTGTGTAGTTATGGTCAAGTGAAGCCAAGACTTCGCTAAACCTTGCAACACGCTTCACTTGGTCAGTAAAGCGGGGTATTGCTGTTTCTTTCCTGCCGTTGTCATTAGCAAGTATGGCTAACGCAACAACTTTAGTCATTTCAGACATAGTTTCCTCTCTTTAGCTGAGCGGGTTCTCAACTGTTTCTAGAATAAGCCCATTCCTACCAAACCCGATAACAATTTATGTGACGCTCGTCACACTCCCCGTTGTTTGTGTCGGCCTTCGGCCGAGTCAGCTTTAAAGCTGACGATTGGCCCCCTCAAAGGCGGCCAACACAAACTTTTCCACAGGTTATCCACAGGCTGGGGAAAACTTTATCCACAGCTTGGGGATAACCTGTGGATAGCCAACCCGCAGGGAAGTCGGGCTGGCTATCCAGTTGGTTATCGTGGATCGCTTACGGCATCCACTAACTCTTGCAAGGCTAGGCAGTCAGCCTCTTGGTGCTGATCTGCCTCCTCTGGCGAGAGTGATAACGCGCAGTTACAGCATTGGTACATAATTCCAGCGCGTGTTGGAACTACTGTCATTTTGCGGTAGTAAGTCATTAGAAGTCCCACTCCTCAGATAGTTTGTCGTGAATTGGCGTGTCACTTGCCAGTAGTCGCTGGCGTTGTTGCTGATCGTAATACTCGCGTGAATTAACAACCAACACGCGGTATCCGTATCCACCTATGAAAGACACTAGGCAGAGTAAAAGGGTGAACCCGTTTACAAACATAACTTTCCCTTTCGTTATTGGGGCTAGGTAGCCCACCCCGACTCTATCCCGAGAGATAGAGTCGAGGCTAGTCACCTAGACTACGGTGTAGAGAGTGCCGTCACACTTGACGGTGATTACGCCCTCAAGCCCTACTGAACGGATACCTTGAACCTTATCCGTTTCGCCAGCGTCAACCTTAGCTTTGCCAATGGCAACCGCCTTAGTTGAAAGTAGAACATAAAGTCCCTTTGCCTCAGCGTCATAGGCAGGAGTACCGCCAGCAAGAAACTTGCCGTATGCGTTCGTGGCAGTCATTGTTGCCACCTCGCCAGTCTTGCGCTTGATGTAAGTTACGCTAAAGAACTTATTCCCTAGCCCTTGCAGAAACGCGCGCAACTCGGCGCGTTCGATAGTGTTCTCACTCATAGTGTTTCCCTATCTCTTAGAGTGACTCTCGCTAAGCGGTATTGCTTAACTCTTTAAAGAGTATCGCGGTATCTGCCAAACCCGATAACAATTCTCACTTATTTATGTGAGGTAGGTCACACTCTCGCTCAGATAGCACCCCTACCCCTTAAGCGACACGCCCGAGCGCGTGGGGCCAGGTGTCACGCTCTGGTAACGAGCTTATTATCGATACAGTAGCCTGGTTTTGGGTTGTTTTTAATAGAATAGGCTTATTTTTATCGGGAAAACGGGTTTGAGGGGGTATAAGCAATTTTGATTGTGAGCTGGATCACACTTTTGGCTTTGTGGGCGTGTTAAAGATGTCAAAGATGTCATAGTTGTATTTTTAAGACGGACAGGGTTCGACGGGCTGGCTATCATTATTGGGTGTTTACTACATGGTTTTTAGAACAGCAAGAAAGAACTGATGAAATCGGCAAGGTAGCTCGGGTTTGCTACAGCGATTACAACGCAGGGTGTGCCATGATGTATCGTGACCCTATTGGCTGGGCAGAACACTTCAAGAACTCACATAATAATCATTATGAAAATGTGAAGAGTGTCTTGGGGGATGCTTATTTGGAGTACATAGCACAGTCAAGCGTAAAATAAGGGACAATAGATGAATGAAACCAAAGCGCGGTCAGATGACTATGTTTGGAGACACGACTTATAAGTCTGGTCCGTATCGTGGAGAGATTCGTGAAGGCCAACTACATGTAAGCCATGTTAGCGATCCCGCAAACATCATTGAAAAAATTGATGTTGAGCCAAGCGAGGCACAAAACGCTCTACATACTTATCACGAATCTGTTAAGGATGGCTACCGCTAATGGATAAGGGACAACAGTTCCCCTACGACATTACACATAAACAAATTAATGATGGCTATGACGTAAGGGCCACACATCGTAAAACTGGATACCCTGTTGGGCTTCTTAGTGTATTTACTACTGGTAAAATAGGAATGATAAACGTGCATCCCGACCATAGAAGAAAAGGTGTTGCTACGGCTATGTGGGATTATGCTACACAACACCCAAAACTAGCCAATCCATACCATTCAAAGATTCAGACTGAAGATGGCGAAGCTTGGGCACAAAGTTTAGAGGATAAATAATGGCTATTGATTCAGGACCTCAGTTTATAGGTATGCCTATCGGGCGTATTGAATCAGATACAAGCGATCTTCCTGTAGAACGACGTAGTGTTGGTGAATACAGCAGACCTTATTTCTATCAAGAAAATGATAAACAACACAGAATTGCCATCAGGCCTTTAAAAGGTGTCCCAAAAGATGAAAACAGGCCTAACGCCAACTTTATTGCTGCAATGAACTGGGAACCAAAAGACAGCAACTTAATGAAAGAACAAGCACCAAATGATCCTTGGCCTGTTAAAGCGGGGGAGATTAACGACATCTGGACCAGAGATGACCACAGACGTAAGGGACTAGCTACTTTCATGTACGGCTATGCAAAGAAAATGTCAGAGTCAGACCCTACAGTTGCACCACCAGTACATAGCACCCACCTATCCAACGAAGGTGAAAAGTGGGCAAAGAGCACTGGTGACCCAGTACCTAAGAGAAAGTACAAGAACTTATAATGGCTATTGATAAAGGACAACAGTGGTGTGAAGAATGTGGCGGAAAAGACGACCACATCCACATCACAGATCAAGACCGCAGAGAAATGGCAGCAATTCGTGATGCTTCTCGTATGCAAGGTCAAATGGCTGAGCACATGCGTACCGCTCCTATTAGCCTAAAAGACACTCATGCTTTACGTGCACACTTAGAGTCTGCAGGGCATTATGAAACCACCCACCCTGACATGGCCCACGAAGACCTACACGCACTCCATGAAGAATCTCATGCCGCTAGTGACTCTGGTCCTGCAGATGAACATGAGCCGCACACTACTATGGGTGATTCCCATTTTCACCACTAGGACACATGATAATGGCTATTGAACCAGGACCGCAGTTCTATCACGGCACCCATGTAGATTTAAACCCAGGCGACCTTGTACAACCTAGAGATGTCACTGGAGCTAACCCTAACTTTGACCCAGAAGTAGGGAACCTAAAACCAGACTTTAATCCAGGTGGTAAAGCTTACGCTATTACTCATCCAGGAGGGGCTTTGTTTTACGGAATAAACTCAGCTGAGAGAAACAACAAAAATGGCGCATATGACGCTAAAGTGTACGAAGTTGAACCTGTAGACCCTGAAGACTTAAAATACGATAAAGAAGGCTCATACCCTATGGGTAGCGCCTATAGCAGCAGTTCTGGCTTTAGAGTAGTAAAGAGGCACGGAAAATGACTGTTGATGAGCTACACAAACTACACATGGATAGACTAGTAAAGTCATTTGGTGTAAGTACCGCTATGTCCGCGTTTCGAGATGACAGAGCTGCGCGCGCATTAGGCAACCACTACTCAGAGGAGCAAGATGGAAACGCCCAAGGATAAG